TGCCTTTACCGTCTGCATTGTGAGTGTCCTCCATCACCTCTACATATTCGTCCGATTTCAGCATGATGCCGTTGTCGGCTTGATGAATTGTGAATACGTCTTTCATTGCTGTGCTTCCTTTTCTATTTCCTCAAGCTTTTGTTCGTAAGCTTGGATTAATGCGTTTTGTTTGCCGATAATCTTTACGGCATCTTCAAAATGCTTGAGGAGGTTTTCGTAAGCACTCAGTCTGCCAACTTTAAAGAAAGTATAGAAGAGTGCTATGGTAATAGAGAAACTGGCGATGATTTTCAATATTTCTATCATAAGCATAATTTAGAATTTTTCTCTGATTTTCTGATATTGTGCAATAAAAGTCTTTTCCGTGACCCACTCGCTGTACCGTGTGCGATAGTAGGTCTTGGGGTTGCCTGATGCCAAGCCGTTCTTGTCGCGAGGGGTATTGACGCTCTTGTATATCTTCGGGACGATGTCGGTGGACTGGTATGCCGTGACGTATTCGTCCTCGAAGGCTATGTGTGCGGTCTCACGGAACTTAACATTTTCGAGAGAGAAGGGGCTGCTCATTCGCTGCCTCCTTCCGTGTATGGGTCTGTTGTGCCGAGTAGGTGGGCGGTGTGCTCGTTGTAGGGGATGCAGTAACGATAAAAGCCGTTTATACAACAATAAGGATATTCATAGTCATTTTTGTAATGCGAGAAATAGTTAGCACGCCATATATGTTTGTCGTCATCCCTCGCCAACACTTTGTCGAACGGCTTGAACGGGCACTTGGGCTTTACCGGTTCTACTCGCAGGGTGTCGGGATTGTACTTGCCGTTGTAGTACTTCTCTGCGTTAGCGATAAACACCGCTCTTTCTTCGTCACTCGCCTTTACAAAGCAATCCGTGTAGCAGACCTCCTCCTTGCCATACGATGCGTCAGCTACATAAAAATTGATTGTTGTGTTAAATTCGGTGTAATCGTCATTCACCCAACCTTCAAAGATAGCGCTTATGTTGCCAGCTTTGCTATACACCACGTCTCCTCGCTTGAAGAACTTCGTCCAGTCGCGCATCTTTGCGGATGGGAAGAGAAGGCATTCTGATTGTGAATACTTTTGATAGTATTTTCCATTTTTCGAGAAAGAATCGTGATAGTCTCTTCCGTCGATATAAGTTGATAAAATAGAAACACTATTTTCTGAAATTCCGAAGAGCTTTACTTCTCCGAACAACGGAGAGTACAGCTTTGTGTCTTTTGGACAGTCCTTCAATATCTCTGCTATATTAATCTTGTTTTCCATTGTTGTAATTTTTATTGTAACACATTTCCGGAAATTCTATTTTCCCGTTGGTCTTTCTTCGTCAAATTCATGCGTAATACGTTCTTGTAGTCCACATATAAACTCGTACATCAGCTCGCTCCATTCATCGGCTGGTTTGCCGTAGAGAGAATCGGCATAGTCACGAATATCGATGCATGCACCTTTCATGCCAAGAAGGAAAATTTTTTCATTTCTCTTTCTATTTTCAGCAACCGTCACTCCACCCAGAAGGTGTATGAGCCATGTCTTGATTTTCTTCTTCATAGTTCTGTTTATTATTATTCATTCAGCCCAAGAGCTTTGTTTATATCATATACCCGTTGTTTGACTCGTTTTTCCCTAAGCTCAAGATGAACAGTCATGTCACATTCCATAATAAGGCGCGATGATTCAGGACGTGTGTCTTCATTCTCCAAAATGCGTTCTCGAAAGTCCGCAACTCCGTGATTGAAGAAAATTTCGTAGTAATGGTCGCCAACAAGAGGATAGTGATAAAAACGTCCGTCTTCCGCCCATATTATACGATGTTTACGAAGTGCGTCACTATAGTCGGCAATATCTTTGTCGTTAGCGAGTCTAAAATGCAGATTGCGTTGTTTTGACTTTGGATAACCGTCTTTCAAGTCGCATCCCAAAAGGCATTGCGCAAAATCCGTAAAATCTGTATTTTCAAAAGGAATATACATTTTCCGACACGCTAAAAACCTTTCTTCTTTAGGTAATATTTTGTTCCATAAGAAAATGTAACGTCCCCTAATATTGTCTTCTGTACATACTACAAGGTCATTATACTCAAACCATGGGCCTCGGTAAATAAATAACTTACCGTCTTGATGAGGATACCCAGTACATCCGCTTTTTTGATTAGCATAATAAATATGGGTTTGATTCTTTCCACGCCATTTGTAGGTTCTTTCTACAAGGACTTTGTCGTGGTTATCTCCACAATCAAAAGCCTTGACTTCACAAAGGTGACCTCTATCGCAAACTACATGGAAGGGTATTCCTTTAGCTTTATATGTTATATATCTCTTCTTAGAGAAGCGTTCAATTATTATATTGTCATTCTTCATAGTTCTTTATATCTATCGTCACTTCGTTTCCGGGCCGAGATAAACTCTGTCCTGCTTCTTTATCTTCTCCATGAGCTCCTTGACCTCGTTGCGGACAAGAATGTCTTCAATGCCTAATTTCATTATTCCGTCGAGCGTCACAAGTATGTCGTGAGCTGTCAGCATCTTATGCCTGCGCTGAACGTAGGCAATAAATGACAGTATGTCAACATTGTAACTCTCAAGCGAGATTGTTTTATCTCCCTTGTCGTTGTACGCTAACAGGAAATAATACTCACGTGTAAGCAGCCACCACAAGGCGACTGCCTTATTCTTTAAGTTACTGAATTTCAGTTTAATTGTCTTCTTATTCATTGTATATGTTTTTTTAGTTGCGTAGAATGTGTACTTTCACTAACTTGTGTACTGCCCGTGGCTGCGACTTGTGGAAGTCTTCTATGAAGCGCCGTTCGATGTCGTCGTGCCACGTTGCCCTGTCGGTTTTAGGGATAAGTACTTCGGCACGTACTCGCTGACCGTTGTCGAAGGTGAGGATAGCTGTGCGCTGCTCACGAGGCATAAATGGATTGTGATTCATCTTGCACTCCTTTCCGCTTCAATAGCGCATGAGAGCTGTTCTACTTGCTGCTGTAGCTCCATCTGCGCCTTGTTCGCCTTGTCACGTTCAGCTCTCGCTTCCGCAATGCACACGTAGCTCACTGACGTTGCCACTATCAGCACAGCGCCTATGCACACCCATGGCAGCCGATGCACAAACTCGTTCACTTCACGGCACACACCCTTTACAAATGCCCATCCGTATTTTACTGCGTAGATGCCAGCCTCCTTGGTTGTGGCATTATCTACAAAGTCAATTGTTGTCTTCATTGTTCTATTCTTTACGTTAAACTCAATCTTAGATTTTTAAAATTAAATATATACCATATCATATGGTGACGTATTTGTTGGCGTAATTTTTATATATATGATTACGATAACTATACGTGTAGTTAATAAGCATATCTTCTGTGTATTTGCTACAGATTGCGATACGCTTACAGATATTGCGTATCTTCTTTATGATTTTGCATTTTACCGCAAATTTTACAATCTGTATTGATTTGCAAACAGACATTCCAATTTTCGCCGCCATATATTTATACGAAATACCGTTGTCTACGAATTTATTGCCATAACCAAAACGATTACAAGTCTTGACAGCTTCCGTGTATTCTTTTTTCGAGCACGGTTCATGTCTTTGCTGAATCATTTGTTTTGCAAAATTCTTTCGACGTTGTATTTCGACAAGCAACATAGCGGTCAATGTATTCTCTATGTTTTTTATTTCTTGTGCATAAGCATTCTTTTTTAAGTTAGTATTAGGTTGAAATGTAAACTCAGGTATAACAATGTTGCGATGTGCTGTATGACTATGCAATGATTTGAAAACAAGATGCTTGTTGTCAAGACCCGTTTCTTCTATCAATTCCATATTTTTAAGGATAAACAGTCTATCTTTGATAGCATTTACGCTTACACCTGTAATATCATGTAATTTGTTGATACTCCAATTTTTAACAATAGAATTGCGAGTGTGGGCTTTTACAAACAAAGAGAATGCTATCGCTTTTCTCAATTGAGAATTGCGATACATCTGATTTATTATGATTCTCTTTATCTTCATATGTCTGTAAAAAGCAAAAGCGACAAGGTTGTGTACTTACCTTATCGCTTCGTATTTAATGCGTCGGTGAAGACGCAGCTTAAATCCATTTATGCACTTCACGATGTACACAAGTCGTTTAGTGGTGACTAATAGCTTTCTATTTTTCACGCCACAAAATTAATATTTTATTCTGTAACACTAATAGTTTTGTTTAATAATTTATAATTTATTAATAGTTTATTTTAGTTTTCTATTAGTTTTTGCTATATTTGCAGCGTTAAACCATAAAAATTATGCTTATGACATATTCACAGACTGAACAGTACATGTGGGCAGACCGTATTCTTAATGCTGTATGCTCTGTCGGCGGTGTTACATTCATACAGCTTGTTTCAGAAACGAAGACTGTAAAGACGAATGTATTACGGGGGTTGTATTGCGTCCTGACGAGAGACTATAGTGTACACCCAGAACGGGCGGCTTTGCTTATATCACGGACAAGACAGAACGTTATCAATCAGACAAGACGCTACTGGCAGTATTTACAAGCCAAAGATAAAGTAATCGTAAACCTGTACAACGAAATCAAAGAACTCCTTAAACAATACGACAATGAGAAAAGACTATGATGTTACAATTCCAGATATGCTGTTCCCAAGCGACAACGAACTGGAAATACCTACACTCGACATTAATATGCAAGCTGAGAACTGCCAAATCCCATTTTTGTGTTTTGGCGAACAGAAGCGTACATATAATATGAATGGTGCCGGAACGCTACATTTCTACACTGACGACTACCGTTTCACGTCAGTATACGAACACCCTGAAAAAATATACAAGCAACACCATCCTGCCAATATCGTAGAGCCCAACTTCTCGTTGTTCAATGAGACACCAATATCATTCGGAATGCAAGCCCTCTACAAAAAACGATGGATTGCACGTGCTATGCAGACACGTGGCATTGGCATATTCGTAGACCTTAATGTAGCGCAGAAGTGGTATCAGTTGAACATGCTTGGTGTTCCTCGTGGTTGGCGTGCTTTCGCAACACGAGGTTATTCTGACCGATTGAATAATCTTGCCTTTGAATTGTCAATCGCCAAAGACTGGGCATTAGGCAAAACTCCTCTGTTTGTAATATATGGTGGCGGCAACGAATGTCGGCGGTTCGCCCAGGAAAATGGTTGTATATACATCAACCCAGTCGTTACAACAAAGAAAAAAATCGAAGCTGTAAAAAAAATACAGGAAGGTGTCGCTTTCTTCAATGAAGAATTTTCAGTTAAAAAAGAACTTGAAAAGCTCACACCGTTCACGCATCAGATAGAGGATTTCTCATCGAACAGTAAACAAAACATAGAAAACAAAGATAGTTTATTCAACGACAAATGATTCTTAAATTATTATCAATTAATGAAGTACCTTTGTCTTGTTCATAAGCAAAGGTTTTTAGTGGAAGGCTGGCCCGTGAGGGTCGGTCTTTTATTTTATATATAACGTACATGTGCTGTAAACGATTAATTTATATTAAATACTAATTGTTTATTAGTTTTCTCTTTGCCGTTTGAAGATTTATTATTAACTTTGCGGTGTTAAAATTAATAACGACTAATAGGAGATACAACAATGATACAGCTTACAAAAAGCGAACTTAACAAGCTCAACACACGCAAAGCGAAGGTTGAAAAGCTTAAAAACGACCTTAGAGAGTATTTTGATGCATCAGGCGATATGTCATTACCCGACATTGAATGTACCTGTATAGGTTACAGCGCAATGGGAATGGTTGAAGCTAACGACATCAAAGATAAAGAAGGTAACGTTATAGGTTTTCAAGCTACAGTAGATGATTTAGATTACAAAGTTGAATACGTAGAAGAAGATGGTGATATATACCTTATAGGTTGGGAAGAACTTGAAGACGACCTTAAATATCAGCGTCGCAGACTAAACAAAGCTTGGAGGGTATTCAAAGCCGAAAATCCAGACGCAGAACTTGAACGCGACGACGAGGATTAATCTACCTTAATTTTACATTAGTAAGATTAATAGAACGCTAAGTTTTACTTACCCCTCAAAAATATCTCAAGAAAAATTTGGCACATTACAGAAGATTTTATAATTTTGTGGTGTCAAATAAATCATAGTGGCGAGGTTGGAAGCTCTGCCACACAAGGTAGGGCATTTTTTATGCTCGCAACTTTCAAGGTATTAAGATACTGGTGTATCGCGCCCTTGCACATATTGTAATGATATGTGCGTGCCCTTCCACTATGAGGCATTTGACAAAGGGTAGCGGTACACTTTTTTTTTGTTGTATCAACCCAACAATATATTAACGTCAAAAAAAATCGTAGTGGAAATGGCTGACGTAAAAATTTTTAATTCTCCTATGTTTGGAGAACTCCGTGTTACACGGAACAAGAAAGGCGAGTTGCTTTTCTGTCTGACAGATGTGTGCAAAGCACTTGATTTACAAACTGGAGCAACTAAACTTCGGCTTGAAAAAGGGGGTATTAGTTCTATTAACACCCCGGTGCAAAATCAGTATGGTGTTGTTTTTGACCAAACAATGGTTTACATTGACGAGCCAAACTTTTATCGTTGTGTATTTGGCTCACGTAAGAAAACAGCCAAAAATTTTCAAGATTGGGTATTCAACGATGTGCTGCCTTCGCTTCGTACAACAGGCGCATACGTTGTGGCAAAAGAAGAAGACAGTGAGGAGGATATTATCGCCCGTGGCTTGATAGCAGCCAAGGCGGCACTCGCACGACGTGAGGAGCGCATCAAAGAACTTGAATATGAGAACAACCAAAGCAAACAAGTTATCGAAGTACAAGGCGAGCGTATCGCCAAGGATGCACCAAAGGTAGAATACTACGAGCAGACGCTCAATTCAAAGGACTGCATGACATCAAGTCAAGTGGCTCTCGACCTCGGCATCACGGCACAGGTGTTGCACAACAAGCTCTGTCAAGCAAACATCATCTACAAGCAGTCTGGTCAATGGAATTTGCACAAGCCTTACAAAAGCTGGAAATTGCACGACACTAACACCTATACATTCCCAAGCAGCGAAGGTGGCACACATACCAAGGTCTACACTGTTTGGACACAGCGCGGCAGACGCTTCATTATCGCCCTTTTCAACAATAACTTTAACGTAAAGCTCGCTCTTGCTGAGATTAACGGCAAAACCGCCAAATAAATCCACACACATCAACCATTTAAACACGCACAACAATGGAAAAGAACTCTATAAACAGCAATAAGGAGAATGTATCAATCAGTGACACAACCAACAACATGCTCGCCTTACTACGGGATTTCATACAACTACAGAATAGATTAATTGTTGTTTACGACGGCGAAGTAGGAGGTGAGAACGTTATCGAGGCTTCGGCTGAACTATATCGCCTTATGCAAGACGCAATAACGGTTAACATCTGCGAAACACTCACAGAAACACAGGCAGCTCAGTTGTAATATAACACACATTTAAAGGGTACGCACGGCAAGAACGTAGCGTACCCTTTTTGTTTACACGGAAACTGATAAATCCTTATAAACCTTGATAAAACTGCTTAACTTTGCTTTAAATCATTATAAAACTCGTTTAATATGGCAAAAAAGCAGAATAACATGCTCAGCGAATTGGGCGTTAAAGAACGAATAAGCCTAAGCAGTCTGGAGCTTAACGAAGGGCAGATTGTAGGCATTCCAAAGAACCCTCGTTACCTTAAAGGTGAGGAACACGACAAGCTAAAGAAATCGCTTAAAGACTCGCCAGAGTTGTTGCAATACAAACCGCTTATGGTGTACGCTATCGAGGGTGGCAAGTTTGTCGTTATCTGTGGCAACATGCGCTTGCGTATTTGTCAGGAACTGCACAACGAAGGCGTACAAGGTTTTGACGCGCTGCCTTGCTTTGTACTCAACAAGGACGTGCCCATTGCCAAAATAAAAGAGTATGCCATCAAGGACAACGTACAGGCTGGTAATTGGGACTGGGACGAGCTTGCCAACGGAGATTGGGAAGTAGAGGATTTGCAGGACTGGGGACTTGAGTGTTCTTTTCTTGGTAATGACAGTGAAGAAAACGCTGACATAGACGCTCTTTTCGAGGACGCACAGAACACAGAAGACAAACCCAAGGAAATTAAATTATCCGTGCATATACCGCAAGAGTTGGAACCAAAACTCGATGAAATAAAAGAAGTTATAAAGGCTGCAATATCAGAATACGAAGGTGTAGAACTTAAATAACCCGTTGTATGGAAATCTATTTAGCAGGTACTCAACAACGTGCTTATCTTTACGACAAAAAATACGTGGGATTATATTTAGCAGGTGAACACCCAGTTAAGAATGGCAAAGAAGCCAACTGGGAAGGATTGAACATATTGGAAACATATTATTACTTACAAAAGAATAAAGAGTTTCCTCGTCTGATAAGAAATTTTAAAAATTTCTTGTTGGATAGTGGTGCGTTTACATTTATGTCTGGTGCAAGCAAAGTAGATTTTGATTTATACGTAGAAGGTTATGCCGAATTTATAAAAAAATGGGATATACAAAATTTTTTCGAGCTTGACATTGATTCTGTTGTTGGACTTAAAGAAGTTGAAAGATTGCGTCTTAAACTTGAAAAATTAAGTGGACGCAAACCAATTCCTGTATGGCATAAATCAAGAGGAAAAGAGTATTTTATAAAAATGTGTGAAAATTATCCTTATGTAGCAATAGGCGGCATTGTAACTAAGGAAATTCCAATAAAGAAATATGAAAAACTATTTCCTTGGTTTATAAAGACCGCACACAAATACGGCAGCAAAATACATGCTCTCGGGTATACGAACATTAAAGGAATACATACGTATCCATTTGATTCCGTAGATAGTACAGCGTGGTTGTATGGAAATATGAGCGGTTCAATATACAAATTCGATGCAAGAAACGGAAATATGAACAAAATCAAAGCTCCAGCAGGAAAACAATTACGTTCCAAAATGGCAGCAATGAATAATTTTAACGAGTGGGTACGCTTTATGAAGTACGCTCGTGCAAGATTATAAAAGATAAATATTTAAATCTTAATTAGTTATGAAAGATTCGTTGATTATTGTATCAGGAGGTATGGACTCAGTAACTCTCCTGTATGAAAAGAAAGAGAACATCGCTCTCGCAGTATCTTTTGATTATGGTTCTAACCACAATCAGAAGGAGATTCCTTTCGCTAAATTGCATTGTGAGCGACTTGGAATTAAGCATATTGTTATCCCACTCGGCTTTATTCACGAACACTTCAAGTCCTCTCTCCTCGAAGGCGCAGAAGCTATCCCCGAAGGTAATTACGATGACGAGAACATGAAATCAACCGTAGTTCCTTTCCGTAATGGCATTATGCTCTCTATCGCTTGCGGTATCGCAGAAAGTAATGGATTAAAGAAGGTGCTTATCGCTAATCATTTCGGCGACCACGCTATCTACCCAGACTGCCGCAAGAGTTTCATTGATGCCATGTCAGAGGCAATGAAGAATGGTACTTACGAGGGTATTAGCATTGATGCTCCTTACACCAACATTACAAAGACTGATGTCGCTCGCCACGGCAAGGAACTTGGTATCAACTACGCTGAAACTTGGAGCTGCTATAAAGGCGGCGAGAAGCATTGTGGTAAGTGTGGAACTTGTATGGAACGCAAAGAAGCTCTCCGTGATGCAGGTATTGTAGACTCTACAGAATACGAGTAATGGCACAAAAACAGCAAGGCAATACAAGAGCGGTTACTCCTACAACAAAAGCAATACGTGCTTCAGGTATTAAATACAATCGCCTTCTTGAAAGCGGAAACTATGACAAAAATTTGTCTTTCTACAACAGCTCAACGGGAGGTTATCTGTTGTACGCAAAGAGAAGAAAGATGGATAATATGGAATATAATGCCGCAACGTATTTGGCAAAAAAAGGCTACCAAGTTAAAATGACACCTGAAGGTTCCGACAAATATGCCTTGGCTATTGTTAATGGGAAGTCAAGATATGGTGATGGTTTTATATCATTAACATCCTACGAACAAAGAAGCTCAACACCGATAAATGATGCAACAGCAAGAAAGACCGTAGAAAATGCTATAAATCATGCAAGGAAAAAAGGCGCAAATATTGCCGTATTATTTGATTATAACAAAGCTTTCAAACTCTCCGACATTACTCACGGAACAAAACATTATGAGGATGCCTACAGGGATGCCAAGCATAGTTCGGTTAAAACACTAATAGTTGTAAGTGGCAGAGGAAATGTTCACGAATGGGAACTGTTTAAATAAAAATGATACGGTCAGAATATCCCATGCCGTATCGAGCAGAGCAAACTGGAACGAGGATATTTCGTCTACCCAGAACACATAACTCGCCACAAAAATAATTATAAATATTTGATTAACAAAATAAAAATACAAAAATATGTTCTACGTTTCAAAAAGAATGGAGATAGCGGCTTGTCACAAGCTCAATCTCTCTTACGAAAGCAAATGTGCAAACGCACACGGTCACAACTGGATTGTTACTGTATACTGTAGAGCTAAAGAGCTTAACAAGGACGGTATGGTAATGGATTTTAAGCATATCAAGCAAAAGATTCACGACTATCTCGACCACGGCAACCTTAATGAGCTGCTGCCCTTTAATCCTACGGCTGAAAATATCGCGAAATGGATTGTTGAGCAGATACCTCAGTGTTACAAGGCAAAGGTACAAGAAAGCGAAGGTAATATTGCCGTATATTGCAAAGAGGAAGATATCAACGAAAAAGAGGAGTTGTAATTATGGCAAAGACATATAGAATAAACGAAATCTTTTATTCAATACAAGGTGAAGGACGATGGGCAGGACGTGCCGCTGTATTTGTACGTTTCTCTGGATGCAATCTTCAATGTCCATTCTGTGACACGGATTTTCAACAATACGAAGAATATACGGCAAAACAGCTTATCAACGAAATAAAAAAAGTTGCTCCAGGATGCAAATTTGTGGTATTGACTGGCGGCGAACCTACATTGCAAGTAGACAATGCTCTTACCTACGCATTAACCTATGAAGGTTACTATATAGCAATGGAAACAAACGGCACACGTAAAGTACCTGCTAACATTAATTGGATAACATGCTCACCAAAGTATGCCTATCTTAAAAACGCAATGCCTGTCATTACAAAGGCACATGAGGTAAAGGTAGTTTATGATAGTGTGCATGAAGTATGTGATTACGGCATTGAAGCACGTTACTTTTATGTTCAACCTTGCGATGTAGGTGACAAAGAAAAGAACGCTGACATCTTAAAGAGAACCGTTGAATTTGTAAAGCTTCACCCTAAATGGCAGCTTTCACTTCAACAGCAGAAAATAATCAACGTAAGATAATGACATAAATAAGAATTATGAATAGTTCCAACAGAGTAAAAATTACATATAACGGTTATAAAGTAGCAGCAGAAGAAATAGCACGTCAAATAAAAAAAGCAAAATGCTCTTACAAAAGAATATACCCTATACCACGAGGTGGGTATATTATTGCTATTCAACTTTCCCGGCTGCTTTGTGTTCCTATAGAATGCGACAAAGAAAAAATAAACAACACTACTCTTGTCGTAGACGATATTTGTGACAGCGGAAAAACAATTGAAGAGTTTAAAGACTTTGACACAGCAGTTGCTTATGCTAAAAAACGTTCACTAAACAAAGTTAAATACTGTGGCGGTATTGTAGACGAAAATGACTGGCTTATTTTCCCTGACGAGCACGAAGTAACCGTCGAAGACAATATTAGACGTATATTGGAGTACATAGGCGAAGACCCTACTCGTGAAGGTCTTGTTGGTACACCCGACCGCATTATACGAATGTGGAACGAAATCTTCCGTGGTTACGACAAAAAGCAAATGCCAAAGATTACAACATTCGACAATGGCAAAGATGGCATTGTTTACGACAATATGGTGGTAGACGAAGGAGATTTTTATTCTATGTGCGAACACCACATGATGCCATTCTTTGGCAAGTATTGGTTTGCTTATATTCCTAATCCAAAGGGTAAAATACTCGGCATATCAAAAATTGGACGTGTCGTCGATTATTGTGCAGCTCGTATGCAAATACAAGAACGTCTTGTTCACGACATCGTAGATATGCTTGCTAAGGCTCTTGGAGACGAAAATCCACCGCTTGGTATGGCTCTTGTTATGCGAGGCGAGCACCTTTGTAAAACTATGCGAGGTGTAAAAAAGAAAGGTAAGATGATGTCTTCATATCTTGTCGGTGCATTTAAAGAAGATGCACAAGTTCGTAACGAGTTTATGCAGCTTGTAAACAAAAGCAATTATGAGTAAGCCTTTACCCATCAGAACAACCATTGAGCGTGCGCTCAACATAAACATTTCTTCATCGCTGCCAGCAAAGGATAAGGTGGCGGTGATGGAGTGTTTACTAACGTTGAGCGCAAGTGAAATAAGGCGCATAAACGAGAATGACAAAGCGACCGCTTTTGTCAGCCTATGCGCTAATATACTCCGTCGTGGTGAACTAATGGAGTATATGCAAATTCTTGAAATGTGCCGTAAATCGGCTTTAAACAGCGATAAACTTGTTTAAAAGGCCTTTAAACGCACTATGAAAGCAATATATAAGGAATAAGGAGAAAAATATGCCACTATCAAAAAATGAAAGTAAACGTCAAAAACAACTCGCCAATCTTGAAAAAGGCAAGTTTAAAAAAGGCGAAATCACCAATCCCAAAGGACGACCACCGAAACCCAAGACAATGACAACGTTCATTGCTGAGATGAAAGAAAAAGGCTACGAAGTGCCAACTGCGCAGACTATAGCCGAGTCGTTTTTGTATATAGCAACCCTGCCCGAGGACGAACTTAAGGCTGTCCTTGCCGACAAGACACGTCCTATGATGCAGCGCATTGTTGCTAAGGGTATACTTGACAAAAAGGGCATGGATATACTCGAACGTGTCGTAGATAGAGCCTATGGCAAGATACAGCACATCGACCTTACGAGCAAAGGAGAACAGCTTAGACAAGAGCCGTTGCAAGTGCACGTTGTTACAAATACAGAAGAATACAATAAAGTTCTTGCGGAGATTCAGAAGGAAAAAGAACGTAAAGAAGCACAGCCAAATAAAGAATAAAGCAAAGACAAATGCCACACGTATTTTTAGCAAAAAATTACATGCGAATAGACGCTGCTAAGAGAGCAGGGTTTACGACCGTGTCGTTGCAAGGAAGCTCACGTTCGGCCAAAACATGGTCGGTTGTGCAGTTTCTTTGTATCTATTGCTTTAATAACGCCGGAACAACAGTTTCCATAATACGTGCTGGTATGCCCTCAATTAAACGCACTGTATACCGCGATTTTAAGAACGTAATGCTTTCTTTAGGTTGGTGGAATGACAAGTCAATGAACAAGTCGGAGTATGTCTACACTTTTCCTAATGGTTCTTGGATTGAGTTCTTCTCCACGGACAACGAGCAAAAGGTGCGTGGCTCTAAGCGTAAGATATTGTTTGTAAATGAGGCAAATGAGCTGTCTTTCATAGAATGGCAGCAGCTACAGATGCGTACTACAGAGTTCTCCATACTCGACTATAACCCTTCATTCTCAGAAGAACACTGGATAAACCAAGTAAACGAGGAGAAAAATACTTACTGGTTCATATCCACATATAAAGACAACCCATTCCTTGAGCAAAAGGTTATTGATGAAATTGAAAGCTTGAAGTGGAAAAACCCGAGCTTGTGGCGCATATACGGACTCGGACAGCGTGCTATTGTTGAGGGTCTTGTATTTGAGAATGTTGTTGTAGATGATTACATACCAGTTGAAGCTCATAGACATCATTGGATTGGCATGGACTTTGGTTACACCAACGACCCGACAGCCATTGTTGAAGTGTATCTTTGGGGTAACGACCTATATGTTGATGAACGTTGTTATCGAACGAAAATGATGACTGACGATATAATCAGAGAGCTTAAAGCTATAGAAGGCGACTTAGAAATAATATCAGAGAGCGCAGACCCACGTCTTGTTGATGAAATATACAATGCTGGTCTGAATATCAAACCTGTTACAAAGTTCAATGGTTCTGTAAACGCTGGCATTATGAAAATGCAACAGTTTAAGATACACGTTACAAGACGTTCTATGAATATTCGCAAGGAGTTCAACAACTACACTTGGCAACGGGACAAAGAAGGAAAATGGCTCAATGTACCAATTGACATGTGGAATCACGGCTTAGACGGTATTCGATATGTTGTCCTTGACAAAGTTCTGGGTGCTTACGGCAGCGGCATGAGCGCAAGCGAAATTTTAGATATAATATAAAAGCTTAAGGGCCGTTTTTGTTTACACAGGATGCATAATTTTAGCATAAGATAATATATCTATGCTATAACTTTGCTAACAAAGTTAGCAAAATATGAAGAAGATAACAGAAATACTCTCACAAGATGCCAACACAGTACATAAGTTACTCACGGCACGAAAACAGCCACAGCACGACAGCTATGAAAATCTTATGCGTCAATGGGATGCTTACAAGCATGATATTTTCGATGAAACCAAGCGTCCGAAAAAGAAAGTAAAAGTCCCGACAGAGCAGAAAGACCCCATTAGTGGACAAACTATATACAAAACCAAAGAGGTTGAGCGAGTCAGAATTGCCTTGCCAACACAGAGAGTAATAGTTGACAGATTAGTGGGCTTTTTGCTTACAAACCCTGTGACTTATAAAGCGAACTCTCATGGTGTAGACATTAAGAATCTCAACAGCAAGCAACAGCTACTTTTCGATGCAATAATGCATTGTTACCACGATAACAAGATGAAGTATTTTGACAAGCAGCTTGTTCGCACAGTGTCTTCTCAATGTGAAGCAGCAGAGTTATGGTACATGACTACAGACGAAAATGGACGGCTTGGCGGTGAAATTCGAGTACAGCTTCTTTCTCCTGCAAATGGAGATAAATTATATCCGCATTTTAATGATTGGCATCGGATGGATGGTTTCGGACGTGAATACTACACGTTTGACGAGCTTGGAACACAAGAACTTCATTTCGACGTTTATACGGATAGATTCGTTTACAAGTACATCAATAATGGCTCAGGATGGACGCTCATCGAAGCGAAGGTACATGGTTTTACAAAGATACCAGTAGTTTATTACTATCAATACAAATCGGAATGGGCAGATGTTCAGTGGGCGTGCGACCGTGCAGAAGACTGTATATCGAATTGGGGCGACACGAATGATTATTTTGGCACTCCAAAGTACTTTATTCAAGGCCGTCTGGAAGGTTTTGCCGAAAAAGGCGAGCAAGGTTCGGTATTCCAAGGTGGAAAAGAAACGGAAATGAGAGTGCTGTCATGGGACCACTCTCCTGAGAGTGTGAAAGGCGAGATTGCTTACCTGTTTAATATCATATTCTCGTTCACGCAAACTCCAGACATTTCGTTTGAGAACATGAAGACTTTAGGCAACAACACAAGCGGTGCTGCCATACGTCTTATGTTTACCGACCCATTTATGAAAGTCGGCAACAAAACTGAAATGTACGGAGAAATGTTTACACGCAGAAGCAATATCGTTGCCAACGGTATTTGCAATGCCGGTATATACGTTAAGGGCATTGACGCAAGCGTAGCAGAAGACCTAGACTTTGAGCCTGTGTTTGAACCTTACATTCCAAAGAATGATGTTGAGTTGATGCAACTTATCACACAGAGCAATGGAGGTAAACCATCTACTTCACAACGTCGTTCTATTGAGCTTAATCCGCTCAACGATGATGCCGACAGCGTGGAGAAAGAAATGAAAAAAGAACAGGAAAGTGAAATGATGCAACAGGCAGTAATGCTTGGTACGGGAAGTTCCGCATCAGCAGCACAATCAATAAATAATAACGAGGAGGAATAATTATGGCAAAAGGTGGAGGTTCAACAAGAACAGTAAGCGCAAACAATGCGAGCGCAAGCAGAACAACGAGTACACGGAATCATCGTACCGGACCAGGCTTTACAGAACCTATAAAAGGACCGAAAGAGCCTTCTTCAAGTCAGACGGAAATACAATATGTATACGTCGATAAGCTGACAGGCAATCAATCTGATGGTTACAAGAACCTCGACGCGGTCAAAACTGCGATTAAAAGAGTTGAGAAAGAGGACAAAAGAGCTGGCGCTTATGAGAAAGACAGCTATTATATCGAAAGAGTTGAGAATATTAAAGGTCGAGGTCGTTCGGAATATTGGCACTTTGGCAAATAACAAAGTTAGACATGGCAGAAAAACTTACAGCTAAAAAGCGAAAGGAAGATTTAAACAGGCTATTCGCCGAATACAACCGCCGTCTTGGTATGTTGTACGGAAGTTATGTCAGGAAGCTGCTCGCTCTTGGCTATAGCGAAGACGTGCTCGAAAGTGACGCTCTTTTCAATTTTGACAATTTCCCTTTGCTTAAAGCTCGACTTGAAGAAATATTCAACGACTATTTCCAAAATAGCATGTTATGCTACAAAAGCGGCATGACAAGCGGCGTTTCTCTTGCGTATGCGCACGACAATGATGCAATAGGGCAATTCTCTGTGCTAACAGACAAAGCATTAGAAACCGCAAGAAAAACGGCTGCTGCGACGTTCATAGCCAATAGACTCAATTCTAAGATAGGCTTGAACCTCGCGCAGTCCGTATGGAACTACTGTCAGCAAACAAAAGCGGAGTTCGAGATGGCGATGTCTAACGTGATAGCCGACGGACTGGGAAAGGGTGAATCCGCAGAGGAAGTGGGTAGAAGAATACGACAATATTTGAATAACCCGGATATGATGTATCGTCGTTACCACACAGTAAAAGTGTTAAAGAACGGACAGAAGAAAGATATTGTCACTTGGCGCAGGAAGCGCATTATTGACGGACGTGTACGCTTTGTAGAAGAACCGCTCGAACATGTAGGGCTGGGCGTATATCGCTCCGCAAGAAAGAATGCTTTACGTGTGGCTCGTACCGAAATCAATGCAGCATACCACACAGCAAGGAACGAGCGTTGGGCAAACGAGCCTTTTGTCATAGGGCAGCATATACACGTATCTCCACAGCACGACCCAGAGGAAGATGCCGACATTTGCGACGAGCTTGAAGGGTACTATCCTAAAGGCTTTGTGTGGAATGGCTGGCACCCTCAATGTTATGCCGAAGGTACTCAGGTTCTGACTACAAAAGGATGGAAAGAATTTAAAGATGTTACGACTCAAGATATTGTATATTCTTTAAATCCACAGACACGTGAAATAGAAGAGACAAGTATTGTAGGAGTACAAAAATACCCTTACAATGGAGAACTTATACACTTTTTTAACCGTTCGTTGGAATGTCTTGTTACTCCAGAACATCAAATGGTGTATATAAGCAAAAGCGGTGCTCACGAAATAAAAAAATGCAACGCTACGGAATACAAGCCAAGTATGGGAGCTTTCTATCGTTCCGCTGTCAATACCGCCAAAGACCGCACGAACATTATGTTTGGCGACAAAAATATACCTTTTGATGTGTATTGTGAATTTATGGGGTATTACCTTGCAGACGGTAGTATGCAACATGACTACGGTATTGTTTTGTCGCAAGAAAAAGGACAGCCTGCTTGGAAACGTATGCAAACTTGTATCAAGAAGATGGGGTTTACGCCACACGTTTATAAAAGCACCATTGTTTTATACCACCGTGCTTTTGGTCAAGAGCTTTTAAAATACGGAACTGCACATTATAAATATATACCACAAGAAATTTTAAATGCATCAAAGAGACAAATCCAAATATTTCTTGATGCTTTTATTGTGTGCGACGGACATATCAAGAAGCCACGTCCTTTTATGGGCAACAGAGGTCATGTATGTACTCCAAATCATGGAGAAAGAATGTATTTTACATCTTCTCCTCAAATGGCAGCTGAAATAGGTTTGCTATTGTTAAAAGTAGGACATCGACCGTCATATAGAATAATGTCACCTAAAAATACCGTCAAAAAAGATGGTACAGTTATAAAGCAGCGATATGACTGTTACAGAATAAGTGAATGCGATTCAGCAACCGCCACTGTATTTAACAAGGAGAAAGTTGAATACATCGGCTTTGTGTACGACGTTACACTTGAGAACAATCACATCATGTATATACAGAAAGACGGCAAATGCTTTTGGGGCTCAAACTGCATGTGTACCAGTGACCCTGTAATGATAAGTGGCGAAGAACGCAAGCAATTCTACAAATGGCTGTTCAACGGAGAAGATATGTCCAATTACGTATCTCCTAACCGTATTAAAGATATGCCCGACCAATATAAACGGTACATTGAGGATAATGCGGACAAAATTGTAGATGCATATAAACGTGACAAGTTGGCTTGGCATTTGGCAAACAATAAAAGTTATTGGGTAAGGTATTTGGATGCAACACAACGCAAGCAAATGGGCGTAAAGGCAATGTCTCACCATCAATCTATACAAGAAATCGCTAAAGCAAGACACGCAAAGCGAGACGCAGAAGCATTACAGAGAAAATGGATGCTAAGACGAAATTATATGTATACGGATAAAATGAACGAGGTTATAAGAGATATGCAATATTCAGATTACCGTACAATGGGTAAAGCCCTACAAAAGCGATATAAGGATGTTACAGATGCATTAAAATCAAATAAGACTTGGGATATTGATAATATAGAACGTCTATTTAAACGCTTCAAGAAAGGTGTGTCTATTCGTGAACGTTGGGATAAACTGCTATGGGATGGTTTTTCTCCTGAACAAATAGAAAATTGCCGTGAGCTTGAAAAGAAACTCGGCATACTTAAAGGCAGACCTATGCCATGGGAACGTGCCGACCAACAGAATGCGAATCCATGGTATGTTCCAAATGTAAAAAACGGGTATCAAATAAATTGTGCCACCTGTTCTCCTACATATATGATGCGTTTAATGGGCTTCAACGTGACAGCTGATAATTATTCCAATCCCTTAGTTGAGCATTTATCTAAAGGTATACAAACTTGGGAAAAATGGCTTAATGCCGACGGAACACAAGCGACATGGGTACAATTAAATCAATGGAAAAATGCACGTGGTTACAAAGAAATGACAACTCTTAGATATAAAGAGTTTATTGAAGACGTATGCAAAGAAACTGGCGTTTATGAAATGTCTATTGGATGGTCTAAAGGAGGAGGACACAGCACTATTATACAACGATTTGCTGATGGTAGTCTTAAACGTGTAGACGCACAAGTTTATTGTCAAAGATACCTCGGCATTGACCAAAAAAAGAGCCTTGACAATTTGTGTAAATATGGCGAGGCTCATTTAAAAGGTTGGAAAGGTTTTATTGCCGAATGTCGTGGCATAATGCGCATTGATGATAAACTTTTTAATCCTGCGTTTGCTAAGATTTTTCAAGTTGTGAAATAATATCAAAGACTTCTTCGCCACAAAGGTACTCGACATTGCTTCCATCAAACAAATAAAGAGAAGGAGGACCAATGCTAACAGGTTCGGAATAATCAAACATCCATGCTGTCTTACCTTTATATACACCAAGGTATTGAATACTGCCTTTATATTTGGCTGTTTCTTGCTTTAATGCTTCGCAAATTTTTAAAGGAACTTCCATAATGTAGTGTATTTTAGTTAATAATATGCAAATATACATCAAATATTTTGCGCAACAAAACAAAAAGGCTACCTTTGCAACACATTGTTGTATCTCTATATGAGATAAACGTTAAACTCCAAATTAATCCGCTGCCATTCGTATCTCCACAGGCAGCGGATTTTTTTTGTTTATATACCCAACGTTTTTTGAATACATATCTTTTCTTTATCAGAGAGCATTCTCCATTGTATTTTACGAAAATGTCCGTCAACGAGAAGCATAATCGACACAGCATATCCAAACGCTTTGTTTTCGGCTACACGTATTGATACCGCTTTCGCATTGTTATATGACTTTCTACCTTTAACGGGTACAGCCATTTTTAAATCACATTCGTATGGCGACGTTGTTGTAACATTGAACAAACTTGCCAACATTGCTTCTGTGTATATTTCTGTATTATCCATTTTACTTTTTATTTTTTTGGGGTAAACACCAGCCTCGTTCTTTGGCTACTTCTTGGTTGAACATCATCCACACTTTTTCATCTTTAAACACGAAGTGCATTGTTCCCTTTTTAAATGCCTTACAACGAAAAAATCCCCAATCGAACCAACCGCCCCATGCTAATTGATTTTCACTTACAAAGTGGCTTAGGCTTTCCATGTTGTTGTAATCTGTACCAGTTAGAAAACATAATGCTTTGCACACATCTTCAATTCTGTCTTTATTACCTCCTATTTTTAGCCTAACAAAAGGATTCGGCCAGCGTGTGTCGTATTCAGTAATCCAAGACACGATGAATTTTCTGTTAACCATGTAGTTCGCATTTGTCCTCCATGTCTCACCAGCTGTGCTGTTTTCTGCCGACAAGGAACATATAAGGTCGAATGCTTCAGATAAAGCTGTTCTCATACGCTGCCCAGTAGTCTGTATGACCATATTAAGCACGCTATACACGTTCTTCATAGTGAACGGGACATTACTTTGTTTCTCAACAAAACGGTTAATCTGTTGATGCAATTTAGAAGTTGCAAACTTCTCCATGTTTAACTTTCTGAAAATAACCCTCCAGTAGTATTTTTGCAACTCTTTTTTGTACTGCGCTCTTGTGATTGTTGTAGAACGGTCTTCTGCGTTGACGGCAGTGAAATATATAGGCAAGCTGAATTTTTCTACCTTTGCTATTTCATTAATCTGATTTGACGCTTCCATTACGCTATCAAAAAGTTTAACAGCAGAAATATAGCGATTAACCAAGTCACGCACAACATTATATGGCATCAGACCTTCTTTGGTGTTCTGGTTGGCGGCATCTTCATCCTCTTGCGAGAAAAAGTAGCCTGAAAATTCATCTTCACCATCTGCTTGTTTATAGAGCTTCACAAGCGACACATTGACGTTTGTTTTACGCTCAGAAGTGCTGAATACGTCTCCCAAAAATTCGGAACTGCCATACAGCTTGACTACCTCTTGCAATTTACGGTACTCTCTGTAACAAGTAGCATTGACATTTGTGCTGTTACACAAGGCAATTATTGTGCATCCGGACGGAGCTATCTCCCAAGCGTGCATAATATGCTCCGCCCCATGGCTGAATGGTGGATTCATTACTATAAGGTCAACATAGCTAACTTGTTCAGCTGTTAGCTTGAGAAAATCATCGCCAACAAGAGGGCAAACGTTATTAAGCAATTTGCGAAGAGTGAGGTCATTCTCACAAGCAACGACATTGCAACTGCCGTTTAGTTTTAGCCATTTGACAATATTGCCGCTACCAGCAGAAGGCTCTAATACGGTCTTGCCTACATAATCTTCCCCTAACATCATTTGCTCTATAACCTCATTTGGTGTTGGATAAAAATCGGGATTGTTTGAAAATAAGTTCATAATACACAGTTTTTACTTTCTAAAGTTTATATACGCAGTTGGGTAACGAGCCGAGCAATGCTCTGTGACGGCATATCCTTGTCGGCGAAACGCTCGTACAACATTATTCACCGCTTCAAACGAAGATACGTGCCATTTTTCATTTGGCAGACTCCCGACCCAGTTGCCAGCACAGCAGCCTTCGGTTCGCTGAAGTATCTGTACTTCCTTTCTGTCTTTAAGATTGTCAAGAACCCACTGTGCAAGTTCGTTCTCTTGTTCTTCTATTGCGTTTGATTTAGGAATTTCTATCATATCATTCTTTGTTTTTGAATTTATAATTTGGACATTTGTTGGCTTTCGCTATGGTTAACATAACTGGGAACATAAGTCCGTATTTGCACCCTCTGCCATATTTGTCAGCTGCTTCGCATGTTTCGCAACTGTAACGTGTATTAATATTTTGTGCTGCCATTTTTTATTCATCGTTTTTTTAGAATTAATAAATGTGCGCTTAACGTTTCGCCCAACGCATTATCGCCTTATGGCTGCTGCCCTGCCGTGTGTCTGCCTAAGCATTGCAAGTACCTCACGTTTGATTATCTTGTTCGGCAGGGTGCGGAGGTATTTCTCAAGAGCCTGCTTTGTCCAAAAGTGGCGTGTGGTCTCTCGCCATTCTACGGTCTTACGAAAGAACCACATCGTTCCTGCCACTTCCATTGACAAGCCTACTTCGTAGGTAATACCGTTAATTTTTATCATTTGTCCAAACTTTCTACCAAATACTTAATCTCGCTGTCCGATAATTCAATATTCTGAGAATGCTTGAATTTGATTATCTCTTTTATTCCGATTACTTCTTCCACAGCCTGATAAGCCATAACGTCCGTGTCATTGCCTTTGTCGAGAGCGACGATTATGTTGTGCGCAAAAATTGTAATCATATCTTTTGCTACAGTTTTAACGCTTTCAATTTCTTTGCGCAAAACCTCAGTTTCTTTGCTGAATGTACAACCGCATTCAATTGCAAAATCATTCTTTATATTCTCGCACATTGTGTCAATGTCAGCACCAAATTTCTGTGCAAAATAAGTATCACCTTTAAGTGATTGCAATGCTTTAATTTCTTCTTGTTTTGTCATTGTTGTATCTCCTATTAGCTGATTATTAATTTCTGTACCACAAAAATTAATAATAAATCTTCAAACAGCAAAGTTAACTATTAGTTTTCTATTAGTATTTAATATTATTTAATCGTTTGGCTAAATACTATAAATAAATATATAAAAATATAGCGTTAAAACAGGGGAAAAGACTATCTTTGCAACTAAAACCTATAGCTTATGAAACAGATATACAATATGTCAACTAAAGAAATCCGTGAGCTTATAAAGCAATACATGGAGTATGGAGTGATAAGTCGTGTGGTGCAATGTTTTGAACGCTTAAAATGGCTTGGCAAACTGCGACAGCATGAGTATTTGCTTTTAAGTGTGGCATATCTGCAAAAAGGAAAGCGGAGTGCTGCTGTGAGTATAATTAAGAGATATAATATAATTTACATGTAAAAAAATTAAATTATGGGAAAAGGATGTTCTGGATGCATGACCTTTGCAGGTTTTGCTATCATTGCTTTTTTTATTCTATACGTTAGTGGGCAAGAAATAAACAGAAAAGAGGCTGAAGAAATAGCCAGCAAGCCGTTGTACGAAAGTACAGAGTATGTAGAAGCTTTGGCAGAAGATATGATAAAAAAAAGGCTTAAAGACCCCGATAGCTATGAATTTATAGAGATGAATGAGGTTCAATCATCTAAAGATGATGAAAAATTGTTTGTTGTTAAATACAGAGCAAAAAATGGCTTTGGTGGGTACAATGTTTGTCAAGCTCTTTTTTCTTGCGACAAAGAGAAATTAACTATTATCGCAAATGAGGATTAATTATATCTTTATCTGCGTAAAAAGTAGTATTTCAATTATTGTAAAACTTTAAAGTGAGGCGTAACAACCTCACTTTTCTTTTAACAAGTCAAAAATCATCTGGTATATATCTTTCATACCATTGTGAAGGTAATGCTTTGTAAGATACAGTACATTGTAGCCTTTGTCTTCGACATACTTGCCATAGACCATTCCAGCAACAACAATAATAGTATATCCTTTAGGAGCGACTACGCCAGGTCTAAGTGCATATTCATCAAGCGCACTGGAGCGCATTTGCAAAACTTCTCCTTTTGTATACGGGTTATTATGTTCTTTATTGTGTCTGTCTTTATATGTTGCGTTATATCCTTCGCCAATGCTTTTTGTTATCTGTTTTCCATCATGGAACACGGCGAATGATATTGAGTTCTTTAAGTTTGCAGTCCTATCCATATAGCCTTTGTTGTCTTTTGAAAAGACAACCGCTTTTTCCCCAAGCTCAGGCAACGCCATTTTCAAGACATTGTCTACAGCCTGTTTCTTTTCCATAAGCTTTTCCTTTAAAGCTTCTATACCTTTTATTTTGATAGTTACCTTTGCCATTGCACAAAGATAATGTTTTCCCTGTAAATAACAGAAAAATAACAGGGTTTTAACAAATAAAAGAGTGGAACGCTGCCACCCCACTCCATTTATTACAAGTTGGTTATTTCTTTGCTTGCTCTGTTTGTTCGACAAGTGGTAGAATACCATGCTTTTTTAATGTTTCGTATAAGAACAATCGACCCTTTTGTGTCCATTTCGTATAGACACGCGCGCCTTTTGTACCGTCACTATGCGGATATTCAAATGTTTCCGACTGAACATAACCACATTGTAGATATTTAGCACGTACAACCCATGTTGTGCCAACCTTGCGCTGTATTTGCATATTGCGAAGAAGTACATTGAACGCTTTTGCTGATTTCCCATAATCTTGTGCAATAAGTGTCACCTGTACAGTATCTTTACACTGGAGAATAGTGTCTACATAGCTGACTTTAGGCTGCATTTCTGTGATAGCGGTTGAAAGTTCAACTATTTCTGTGTTCTTTTGTTCTATCTCTGTATTCTTTTGCTCTATTAGCCGTTGTTTTTCCTCAATAGCCTGCTGTTGTTTAGCGGCGAGCATCAACGCTTCGGCAAAAGTCTGAGGAACAGCAATAGCTTGTACCGCTTTATGAAAGACTTGCCGGTAGACCTCGAATACACTACGGATTTTCCGGGCAATAAAATATTCAAGACAAGAAGTCGTAAGGTAGTATTCTATTGTAGGTCTACCCCCTTTGGGGTTTTGCGGATTTTTCCGCAAAACTTGATAGTCAACATCTTTTATGAACTGCTCATTATTAATGAGTGCTTCTACAGCATCCGATTTCTTGCCATATACAAGCGGCCATACATCATCAATACTTACAGGAAATTCCCTGTTGGACTGTGAAAGGTTTAACACTGCGGTAAAATACTCCTTGATTTCACTATTCGTACTCTCTTTTGTTAATTTCAAATTTGCCATGTGATTTTTGTTAAGATTTATGTGTTACAGACAGAAAATTAGTATTCTGTTATTGTGCAATGGGGTTACTTGTAGTAAGGGCATCGAGCAATTATTTGTACAGCACAAGGTCGCTGACATACGCCCATCGTTTGAGTCCTTTGCCGTCATAAAGTGAATAATCCATAAGCCACCATTTATGTACACCTGTCTGCGTTTCACGACGAACAGCAAGACGGAAGCCACTTGTCGTATGCAACAAGCACCATTCTCCATCATTGGGCAACTCTTTAATCGGGTCGTGCCACACGCATTTGAAAAAATCACTTATTCCTGCGACAAACGAGGAACGCAAGTCCTCACGAGTAAACTGACATTCTTTAGCATTTCCACTAAAAAGATTGAGCGGATAATCTTTAGCCCAAATTGCGCCATTATCCGCACAGTCCTTTTTTTGTCAATGTGTCAACCAGCTTTGCGGTCGTTTTCAGTTTTCTTGCCATTGTAACTATCTTTAAGGATACAAGCACCGTCTTCAAGCAACATATATCTTTCACGTTCCGTTTCAGGCATGGCTTCATACGCTGCAATGCTTGCTTTTTTGATATTATTCTGGTCGTAAATGGTTACCGCATATTTATCAAACAGCTGCTTAATAGTCTTGTTGTTGACGATATTGTTCTGATACTTCTGCCTATCGTCACCCATAACAAGTGCAAGCATCTCGTCTATTTGTTTGATTGCGGTCTCAGGATAGACCTTCTCAAAGCACTTCTTGATGTCAATGTGGCGTATTTCGTATATGCGCTTGAATATATGTTTATGAGTATCAACCGACATGCATATAAGATTCTGAAGGACTATCATAGTAGTACACACGCCTGCACGTGGCACGCCAAGATTCTGTAACTTCTCAGCAATCTGGTCACGAAGTTTTTTTAATGTTGGCAAAGCCATATCATCCAGTTGGCTTGCATACTCGTTGCAATATGTGTCCTGCGAGTTGCTTTCTACAAGTTCTATTATCTTGCGTAAGGATTGCTTTGCTTCGTTGAACTTCTTTTTTAGTTCAAAGCGCAAGATGCCTTTCTTCTTCAAGTACCACTCCATCGAATACATCCAATTATCTGTAATAAGATATTCGATGTAGAGAAATTGAAATACTGACACCTTTGCGATGTTTAGCGTTTCTTGCACATATAATGAATCTACTGTTTGGTCGGCAAAAACCTTGTAACTATTGCCGAAAGATTCAACGGCAAAACATTTAATAGGAGTTTCCATTTTAGTTAATTTAAAAGTGAAGCGGTCTTGTAAATGTAATACAACGAAAGTAAGATATATGCTAATGACAATACGAGATACCACTTCTGTATTGACTGTGAAAACACATAAGTGCTTTCTTTTCCAAGCAGAAAATTCAGCATACATAAGACGAACATCACTACCGTCATAATCAGCGTGATTATACCAATTTCTATCATTTTATATCTGTGTTTAAATATTGGCGATATTCGTTAGTTGCTTTTGTAAAGTAAGGAGACGCATCAAGACTTTTGATGTACTCGTCTATAGAGCAAATTGTAGAGGAAATATTACCCCTCTCCCATATACTGTGTGAAGCTACCCAGCAAGCAGTGGTACAGACTTCCTGTTGTGTATTATTATTGTTGTTAAACACTTTTCTATGCTTGATGATAATTTTCAAATTTCTATCATCAGACAAAAGTTCGCAACCATCGTTGGTTTTGACAAAGTAAGGTATTTCTCCTTTCGCTTCAATTACATAATTCAGACCTGTCATTGTGTATCTCCTTTTTAAGTTATTTGATTGTTATGATTTTAATCCACCGTTCTATTGCAAGAACGGACTGGTCAAAAGAGCGGCATATCACGTACTCAAAGCCAAGTTTACTGACCTTGTTCTGAAACTCTTTCTGCTCCTCTGACTGACGGCCTTTTTCTGTCTTCATTTCTAAAAACAGAACATTGCGCTGCGCTATTATTATAAGGTCGGAAAAGCCAGCAAGAACTCCCTCGCATTGCATAATTGCAGCTTCTTTAGAATTGCGATACCCTCCATTAGGTACAGCAGCGATAATATACTGAGGATATTGCAAACGAAACCACTTAACAACTGCCTGTTGAATTTTAGATTCATCGTGCCGTGGTTTTCGCTTCGTGTGCTGTTGCTGTTTTAAGAAATCATCAAACTTCATTCTTGATAAGCTTATTTCTTTCTGTTAAAACATTTGCATAGTAAGCTGTCCATTGTTCTTCTGTTCTCAGCCACTGAACACAAGGACGTTCTTTAGGCATAGTTAAAGCACTAATCGTACCGAGCATTTCGTCATAGGTCAGTTTGTCACAAAATTTATCACCTTGACGAACAGTAAAACTGTTGTTACAGTCTTTGCTTATTTAAATAATAATATTGTCCATGTCTTATTTCCATTCTGTGTTGTTATTGTTTTCTATCTTGCGATAGTAAATCTTACACAAATCATTTTCGTAGACACCCTCGTTTTTGGCAAGTGCATTCCATAGTGCTCCTAATTCAATGCCTATTTTATTTTTACCGTTTGCAACAGCAAGCTCAGCACACGTACTATATACGAGTGTTTCTTTTTCTTTTTTAAGCTCAAGCACAACGATACGCTTGCGAGGATGTTTGATTTTGCTTGTCATTCGTTCACCTCCTTTTCTATTTGTTTCTGTGACTCGCTAATAAGCAAGTCCACAATTTTATTTATCACTTCACGATTGCCAATGCCGTGGACACCATTGGTAGCATACAGCTCAACTCTGTACACGAGTTCGCCTTTGCGTAACTCTCGATATTGAGCATTCAGACTTCTATTACTTTCAATTCTTGACATCTGTATTCTTTTATAAGGGTGCTACTTTGTATCTGTAGCACCCGAGATTGTTTTACAATAGAACAAGGTCGGCAATATGGGTTCCGGCTGGGATAATAAGGTTATCCATGCGTGTGCCATATTGCGTTTGTCGAAGGATATTAACCTCGTCAACAACGTTGACAACAACGTTCACTTCGCTGTCTGCCATTATTGACATTGGCACAACGAATGAAGACGTAAGACGTTTGTCGTCCTCAACAAGTAAGCCATTTGTAGCATTGTCTTGTGTTGATGTAATGATTGCGCCTTCGAAACCTGTTATTTTGGTAGTAGTTGGTACAATTACACCACCTTTATGCAATACAACGTCTTCACTCGCAATAAGCGGAATTATACGTTGAGAATTTTCTTTGTTCTGAGTTTCCTGTTCTTCGTTTTCGATTTGCTCCAACGGTGGAATAAACTGAGGAACTTCTTTGTTCTGAGTTTCCTGTTCTGTTTTTTTACTGTATCTTCCCATATTCTTAATATTTAAAACGGTAAATCACTGTCATCTTCCGTTGGCTGTGCGAACGGAACATTACTTGCTGTAGCAGCATTAGCTGAAGGATTAACAAGCGGTTTCATGCCTCCAAGTATAGGCATAGCATCCAGCTGTTCCTTTGTCATGCTTTCGCGAACGTCCTTAGGCAGGGATTGCTTGACAATATGCGTCTGTTCGTATTTTGGCTCGCGCAGAGCAAAAGCATTTAAATCCAAATAGACTGCCTTTGGTGAGCCATCTTCGTTTACGCTCTCAAATAGATGGTTGTCTTCTATAGGCACGACAAGACAACGTTTTGTTTCTGAGCGCCCTTTAATGTTTAAAACACCTGAATTTACATATTTCAGAGCGTTAAAATGAATTCCATAATTATCATTTTCCATTTTTATATGTTTTTGTTAACCTTTCAGTACGTGTAAGAACGATACGTAATATTTACCATTATTACATTCGAACTTAAATTCAAGCATATCATCGCCTGAAACATCACCTACATCGTTAATAACGAGTGTAGGAAAATCGTATGCATCGCAATATCCGTGGTCGTAAAGATGAATGTCCAACACATTTTGATGTTGAATGGTCACATCGCAGAAGAAATCATCAAGGCTTGCTACGACATGGTCGTTAATCCATTCTTGCCCCATCCTCAAATCTGTATTCACGAGTTCATAGAACGGCTTTGCTTTTGCAGCCAATACTGCCTTAGCTCGCTTTATTTCATCGTCAATTGTTTTCTCCAGCAACTTACTTTGAGCGAGTGCTGCGCTACTTCGTGTCTTGAAATATTCACGTTGTGCTGTGCGCATAAGACAAACGGTGTGAAAAAAAAGTTTTCTATCCATGATTTTGCTTTTTTAGTTCTTCAATGAGTACGTCAGCAAATCTGACAGCTTCACTTGCGCAACCCTCTAAACTTTGGTACTCAAACTCAATGCCTGGGTCTGTGCTGCGTTTTTCTTTACCATCTTCTATGTAGATAGTGCGAAGCATATCCTTAGCTATCTCGTATCTGCGCTGCTCCCAGTCAATTGGCTCTTGCTGAAGTTGCTCACAAATAGATTCAAGGTCTTTTATATAAGCCCACCGTTCTATATGATTCTTAAATTCTGTTGGGGATTGCAAACGGTTTTCTACCCATTCTTTACCTCTAACCAACTTATAAGAATTACGGTCTTTCCATTTAAAGATATATCTATCTTTCCCATTTGGAATTTCTGTGCCAGTATGCCAAATATTTTTTGTTTCCATATCTCCTTTTTTAAAAAATTAGCCTCGGAATAAGGATTCGAACCTATATTCACATCGTGCATTTACAGGCTGCTCGCACGACTATTTATTCTAACACTTTACTAATTTTATGGCTATCAATCCTAAACGGACTATTTGCAACCTACCGTCCCGTGACGGATGAATTATTCCGAGTTGTTAAAACCCCACCGCTGTGGGGCGCAATATCATTTATTTTTAACTGATTAAATATACACGTCTCACGACGTAGAAAACGGAAATATATTTATAATACATGAGTTTCGATAAAATCAACGAGAGCCAAATTTTGCGATAGAATCATTGGCTGGTCTAACATATACGGCTTGTACATATCTGTAGCGGCATTGTAAAAATCCCACGCCGTAACCTTTCCTCTGTCTTGATAAGCCAGCATCATTTTTTCCGTAATGCGACTAATCTGTGCTTGATTAAGGGGTATAGTATTGTTGTTACGTTAAACTTTTTATTTTATAAGATGTCTACATTCTCTGTGTGCAAAAATTCTTCGTCTATCTGCGTGTACATAGGCAGCATTGTCTTGCCATAGAGCCATTTTGGCATTATACACTCGTTCAAGTCGTCGGACTCATTGTCGGGTTTAACGATGATTTTATTCTCGGGAACCCAGACCCTTTTGTCTTGTTCTTTACCAAAGGCAAACATCTGAGCTTTCGGCGTTTTTATCTCCATCATTGCCTTCGGGCAACGAAAGCGAACCATTGTTGTCGTAATCTCCATTGTTGTATATTTTTTCTGTTAATAAAATATCCAGATTGTAAAGTAGAATAAAGCCAAAGTTACGACAGCTCCTGCCGACCAATACTTACAGGCTTGTACTTCTTCTTTATCCCAATTGCGAGGGTCCATGTAATCATTCATGTTTTATTATTTTTAAGTTCGCAAACCTTATTGTTAAAGAATATATCTGCCGACCTTTTTACCTCCGACATAATCTTCTTGCCATACCTCGTTATAATCCGAGGTGTCATCAGCGTAATAGCAGCATACGGTCATCATAGCAAGACCAGCATCCAGACGTTCCGTTTCGTGAAACTTGCCGTCTTTTTTGCTAATATCTTTAGATTGCGCCTTGGCTATTTTACAAGCTTCTTTGTAATTGTCAGCTTTAATAAAATCGACTGTTTCATAATCGTTATCAACATCGCCTTTAACGTGCTGTTTCAGTGCCACCTCATATTGAGGTTTGACTGTTTCACCATACAGATTTTTCATTGTTGTATCTTGTTAATTTTTTACTTAGAACAAATCATGCGTTCTATGCCGTCTTCAATTACCGAAAGGTAACCTTTTTCAATGCCTTTATAAGCAGCTTCCGCTACAAACTTGTTCCTTGTGTGAATACCCTTGTCATCCAACTCACTGTAAACACAGTAAAATTTTTCGTTCATTGCTGTATCTCCTTAAATTATTAGTTAGTTATTAATTTCAACACCACAAAATTAATAGTTTTCTCTGTAACAACAAAACATTTTATTAGTTTTCTTTTCAATTTAGTATTTATTAAGACTTAAAACTAAGAGTAATACTAATAATTTATTAATTTTGTGGCGCAAAAATGACATGGCACTAAAAGAACAATTTCCCTATCTAAAAAGAAAAGGGTCTAAATATACAATAACTCCCATTGTCAGTGTTGCCAAGTCCGCTGTACATTGGGGGTTTCTTTTTTATGAACATTATGGTAAAAAACCTACGATACAACATAGCTAACAGCCTTTTCAGAGAGAAAGCTTCTCTGAAAGCTATAGCCTTGTTGCTGTATTTTTACCATAAACACAATAAAAATGTATTGAAGAACTGGTCAGTCAATAAGGTTGCTGACATTACAGGCGTACATGCGTACACTATAAAGAAACGCATAAATACGCTTATTCAACTCGGCTTTGCTAAAATCGAAGGTTCTTCACTTGTTTTTCTTTCAGTCGTTTCGAAGCATAAAGACAGAAATATTAATATTACAGATATTTGTTATGACACAATAAAAGACGTAGAAAAATCATTATACGCCATTCTTTTGTGCATAATCCAATCTCATAAAGATTTCTGTAAGCGTACCATTCTACAAGCACGTGAGGCGAGACAAATTAGTGTTGTCAAAAAAGCTCGCGCACTTAAAAGGAAGTATGGTTACGGAGATTCTTACAATGAGAAAGGATTATCGTACAAAAGAATTGCGCGAAATTTTGGAGTTTCGTTAAAGACAGCATTCAATTACGTGAGATATGCCGTAGAAAAGGGTTTTGTAGCCTTACAAAGTCATTTTCATTCTACCCTTATGCCTAAGGTGGGAGGATACCCTGTACCTGGGTATATGTTTACAACACATAACTTCGCTTATAACGTAACTTCTAACACATATACAATTATAAGTAAAATATTCAACAACAAAGAAAATCGCGCCATCCCCTTGCGCTAATGCTTGGTATATATAGATTGTAAAAAATATAGACATATGAAAAATTCCACAAAGCTCGAAAAACTAAAAAAATATCTTGACGAGAACAATGTCTCGTACAAGTGTCGTCGCAAGCACAGAAATGGGCATTGTGACCTTTATGTTATAGCTGCTAAAGTGTCGGTAAAGATTGAAGGTGATGATGACGAGATTTTCTACCGTAGACACAAATGTGGGTATCATCCTGTATTCATTCGCAAAAGTGACACACCTAAATTCGTCATCGAGAAAGTGTATAACACGATATACGATTCAATGGTGAAGCAGCAAAGGCTTTTTGAGAAACAGCAGCGTAAAAAGGAGGCTTTGAAAAATGAAAAGAAAAACAGGTAAAGAAGTCTATTGCGGTGAATGCCCATTTTTTAAGAACGAGGATATTGATGGATATGGTCATTGCAATATAGGCAAGAGAGAAGGACATTGTAGTGATTTGTGTTATTTCACGTCTATCATGTCCAGAAAAGAAACGCTTCGTTTGTTACATTATTGCCAAAAATGGAGACGAGGTGCTAATATCACAATGCCACCACCAACATTGTTTGGATGGGCCATTGACAACGCTATGCGCATTATTCGTAATCTTAAATAAACAACAATGAAGCCAAGCAAAGCATTAATTAACAGAATGCGTCAAGACCTTATGTCAAAGACAAGCAACGCAGAAAAAGCAGCGATACGCAACTGTGAGCTACTTGGATATAAGGTTGTTAGACAGCAGCCTATAACGACAGGGCGCAAGCTGTATTTTGCGGACATATATTTGCCCGAGCTGAAGGTAATTGTGGAGATTGACGGTGGTTACCATTATACAAAAAGTCAAAAACGCAAGGACGGCAACCGCTCGGCTGGCATTTGGCGCATGGGCTATCACGTTGTAAGACTAAGCAACCACGATGCACGGAACATAAACAAAGTAAAGGCGAAAATTGTACTCATAAAAAACAGACTCAATGAAAAATAGAAAGATAAGAAACAAAGACAACGTAAGACCGTTGCATCCCGACCCTCGGCATTGGACTCGAAAGCAGCACAGCAATTCGTGGAAGGCTAAAGTCGCCTACGAAAGCGAAGAAGAAGCGGCAGAGTTTCTTCAACAGAACCCCAAGTTAAAAGCTTTGAATTATAAAATTTACATTTGTCCTATCTGCTCTAAATGGCATTGTGGACATCTGAAATAAACATTAAATCAAAATTATAGATATGAACGAGATAATTAAAATTGAATTGTGCGGTGGCAAAATGCCTGAAAAAGCACACGCAACAGATGTGGCATTTGACGTTTTTACAAGAGAAGACGTAGAACTTGTACCTTACCAGCGAACAGCAATCCCTCTCGGCTTTAAGATACAGTTGCCGCCGCACCTCGCTGCCGTGATACAACCACGTAGCGGAATGTCTTTAAAGGGCATGGCTTGTAAAGGAAGAAAACGGAGCGGTGATATTGACATACGCATAGATGCAGATGTGCTCGTCGGTCTTGTAGACTGTGGTTATACTGGTGAGGTATGCGCTCTGTTGCGTGTCGGTTGCGGTTCAACACCCGAATTGTGTAGCAGAGGTATTCATGGCGTATTTATTCCTGCTGGCACAAAGATAGCCCAAATGCGCATTGTTCAAGTTCCTACCGTGACATTAGAAGTCGGTACAATAGACAAAGATACGGAACGAGGCGAACACGGATTTAATTCTACGGGCGTACATTAATATATATATTAAGAAAACTAATATTAAAATATATTAACACTATTAGTTTTCTTAATATTTTCTTTGCTGTTTGGATATTTATCATTAATTTTGTGGTGTTAAAATTAATAGACAATTAAAAATAGGAGATACAACAATGACAACAGAAATTTTAAACAAGGAAATCGTAAACTACATAATCAGTGATGTAGAGTTGACAATTAAACGTTTGGGCATCAACGTACAGTTGTCTATCGAACAGTGTGAGGATTACAATCACGATAAGTTCGACAAGATAGTTAGCACAAGTTTCCAAACAATGCCTATGCTTTTTAAGGAGATTCATATCGAAGGCGACATTAATGTGATAACCAGGGAAACAGAAGAAGATTATTGCAAGGTAGTAATTAATTTGGATGTTAGATATACACATTTTGACGGAGGTACAAACGGGCATGAGCTTGGTAAGATTATGTATGTAGCAGATAAATCTTACAATGGCACAGACACGAAACATATAAATATGTATGTGGACAAGGTAAAAACTCTTGCAATTTAAAAATAAAACATAGCGAGGTGTAACAACCTCGCTATAACACAAGAATAACGTAATATAGGAGATACAACAATGAACACAATTAAAACTTTTATTCCTTACGAAAGCGTTGCAAGCTTTAAGAAGTTTGCTGACAAGACAAAGAAAAATGTTGAAGGTTTTTCTTATACTGTTGGTGAGTCTTATATGAAGGTGTTTTTACATCCTGTTATAGAGGAAAATGGAATGCGAGGCAAAGCGATAAAGGCCTTTCACGAAGTATGCGACCTTGAAGTTAATATGCCCGAAGAAAACGGTTGGAAACTTGTATGCACATTTAAGGATGGCTCGTTTACACCCGTTGACACATCCAAGGAGCTTGTATTTAAAAATCCTGCCCACGGACAAGATTACAACAAGTGTGATGTATGTGGGCATTGGTGCAAAAATTCTTACGTGATAGAAAACATTGAAACAGGTGATGAATTACAAGTAGGTTGTGAGTGTGTAAAGAAGTTCGGCATCAAGAGTTTTGACTATCTCTCAAAGTTTACGAGCGAGTTGTATAAGCTCTACGATTACAGCCTGTCTTACTCAACAGACGAGGATGGCGATGAGTTAAAAATGTGGGGCGGCAACCCGAACGCTATTTACAAAAATGCTTTCAAGAAGGCTGATTTGATAATGTCAGCGAAGGCGGTATATAACAAGTGCCCAATTTATAAAAAGGCTTACCGCCAGGGCAACACAAACTACCCATCACCGACGCTCGTCGACATTGAAGCAACACTTTGCGAAGAGAACTTCGGTAGCAACAGCGAATATGTTGAAAAGGTGTGCGCATACGCATTGAGCAAACCGGTTGACGGCGAGTTTACTGAAAAGACACATAGACTTGCAAGCGACTATTACGCCTATTTAGACGAGTCGGTTTATGCTTTCTTTATGGTTAAAAACTACGAAGATAGCTTGAAGGTAAACACCAAACTTGAAGCAGGAACAGCAGTTAAGGTTGACGGCAAGGTAATACAGACGCGCACTGAGGAGTCTTTCTATGGTGTTATGACAATAAATACAATACTTACCGACAACAGCACGGAGTGCGAGCGAGTAGGTGTTATCCCGACAACAGAAATAGACGGCGTAAAACGCACATCTTTCTACTCTACGGTTAAAGGCATTTATCATGGCAAGATTAGTCTTGACAGAGCTACAAGAAATCCCAAGAAAGGTATTGAATATATATCTATATAATAGATTGTTCGAGATGTATTAATACACAACATCTCGAACATTTTCAATTATTGCAAATAGCCATATTTTCTGTCTAATTCTGATATTAAAGATTGACATTTATCTATTTGTTTTTTCGTTTCTTCATCACCATCAAACAAGCGTTTATAATTTTCTTTATTATAACACATTTCATGTAGTCTCTTTTTTGTATTTAAGTACCACGTTCGTAGTTTTTTTAGTTTTTCCACATTTTCATAGAGTTCTTCTATTTCTTTTTCCGTAAAAAGAATGTCATTTTCTGTGTCGAGAGCTTCTTTTATATGTTTTAATGCTCTAAGTTTTCTTTTATGAACATCTTCGAAAAACAATCCAGCTCTTGAATTTTCTAAAACATTTGACAGCTGTATAACCTGATGATATTTTTTTTGTTTGTATAGATTTATAGAAAGTCTATTTTCACAAAATCCTGTATGATGTCCTTTGATGATAGCGAGCTTTGCTTCTTTATTGCATTTTTCTATGTCTCCTACTTTATATAGAGCCACCATTAAATTACAATGCGCAAAATAATCATCCGGGCATTCTGATAATAACCTTTCTCCTGTTAAAATAGCGTTATCGTATTCTTTATTTAAAACCATATTCCCTATCACGCACGAAGTAGGCACGGAAGATTCGACAACAGGCTTTTCTTCTGTACATGAATTAAACACTGACGATGTATTTTCTGTTTTAATGGCACTGTGTCGTTTTAAAAGACATTCAAGTATTTTTTTAAAATCCATAAGCAATAATTTTATGCTGCAAATGTAGAAAATTTTGTTTAATAGTAAATCATTAAAATGATTTTTATACAAATTTATATCAATATAAAATATATGTTAAATATTAATACTTTATTAGTTTTTACGTCTGTTTTTATTAATTTTGCAACATTAAAAATAATAGAAAAATAAATTATAAAAAATATCTCAAAAAATTTTTTGTACATTACAGAAGAATTTATAATTTTGTGGTGTTCAATAAAATATCAGCGGTAAGGTTAGAAGCTCTACCGCAAAAGGTGGAGTATTTTTATGCTCGCTTCTTAACGGATTACGATATACGTGTATCGCTTCCCTTGCTTACATTGTAATGGTGTAGGCGTGCCTTCGCTGATAGGCATTGAACAAAGGGTAGAGCGGTACACTTTCTTTGTTGTATCAACCCGACAAATTTTTAACGTTCAAAAATATCAGTACAATGGACGAAATCAAAATTTTGCACAAATCTACTTTCCTTGGAAAGGAAATAGATGTATGGGGAACTTTTGAAAACCCATTATTTAGGGCGAGTGATGTAGCAAATTGGCTACACAACACAAATGTTTCTAACATGGTTAAAAAAGTTGACGAGGACGAAGTGACTAAGTTTAACTTAGGCAGTCGTCAGGGCGAAACTCTTTTTCTTACAGAGAATGGTCTTTATGAGATTCTTATGTTATCTCGCAAGAAGGATGCCAAGCAGTTTAAGAAAGGTGTAAAGAAAATCCTTCACGAAATTCGCACTAAGGGCGGCTATATTGCTTCAACCGACGCAGACACACCCGAAGACATTATGGCTCGCGCTGTACTTGTGGCGCAGCAAACGCTCGCACGTCGCGAGGAGCGCATTAAAGAACTCGAAGAACAAGGTCGGCGGCAGGAAATCGTTATCGAACAAAAGGACGCACAAATTGATGCGCAAGACAAGCAGATTAAAATCGCAGCACCTAAAGCAGAATACTACGACAACACACTTGCTTCAACAACTTGCATAACAACAACGCAAGTTGCCGACGACTTGCACATTACGGCACGCACACTCAACGCAAAGCTAAAGGATTTAGGAATAATTTACTCGCAATCGGGACAATGGCACTTAAAGATGCCTTATAAAGGTTGGAACTTGGCAGGTACACGCACCTACAACTATCAGTCAAGCAATGGTGAAATATCAACCAGTACAACCCTTGTATGGAATCAGCGTGGAAAACGCTTTATTATTGCGCTTTACAACAACGATTTTAATGTAAAGCGAGCTATTGCCGAAATTAACGGAGAAAACAAAAACAAGTAACACGAACTATTAAAATCAGAGTAAATTATGAACGACAATAAATCAACAAACAACAGCGAGGTTGTATTCACCGTAAGCAACACCACATCAGAAATGTTAAACCTACTTCGGGATTGCATAAAATTGCAAGAGCGGGCTATACGCCTGTTTGCAGATAAACAAGGAGGAGAAAACGTGATTGATGCGACAGTCGATACAGTTCGCGCAATACGTGACGCTGTTGCTGTTAACATAGAACAGAATATTGAGAATTTAGACAACACTACGATATAAACAAATTTATAGAAGCTTGTAGATAACACATTATTACGGGGTATAACGCTAACAAATGCGTTGTGCCCTGTTTTATTTTGTATCTAATGCAATATCTTTTCATTTATGCAAACTTATACACAGACACATAAAACATCATTCAAAACCAAAGAAAAACACGCTAAAACAAAATTGTTTACACAGCCTTTTTAAATTTCTTTATACGCATTCATTTATGATGTAATTTTGTTGTTAGATAAAATTTTCATTAACGTTTAAACAGAATTACACTATGGCAATAAAAGAAAAAGTGCTTGCTTCTTGCAAAACGTCATTCGCGAAGTACGGTTTGAAGAAGGATGAACTTTCAAAGCTGGTAGACCAGATTATCGCAAGTCGTGGCCTAACAGATGAGTCAACAGACGAGGACGTTACCAAAGCTATCACAGCGGTCGAGCCTTATGTAGGCATGATGCAATCGTCATTCAATCGTGCGGTAAGTGAGACAGAGTTGAAGTACAAAGGTTGGACTAAACCGACTGACCCCACAGTACCTCCTACACCACCAACTCCACCAACGACTCCGACAAACGCTCCACTAACAGCCGATGACGTGGCAAGAATGATTGCCGACGCAAAGAACGACCAACAGAAAGCTATTTCAGATGCTGTTGCTGCTGCTCTCGCTCCATATAAGGATCGTGAAGAAAAAGCAAGATTGTCAGCATTGCTGCAAAGCAATGAGAAGCTAAAGGATGTCCCCGAAGTATTCCGTACACGTTACATGCTCGACAAAGAGGAGAATCTTGATAATGTCGTTGAGCAGATAACAAACGATTATACTGCACTAAAGCAGTCGCTTGTCGCAAACGGCACATTTGTCACAGCCCCGACAACAAGTACTCCACAGACCGAGCAGCAGGATTTTATCAAGCGCATGGAGGGTTTTGCCGAGCGTAACACTCCGAAGCCCGAGGGTGCTGCAAAGTAAATCAAATGTAAAATTAAAAAATTAGTAAAGTATGGCTTATAAAGGAATGTACCTCAAGAAGACAGTGCCTACCGATATTAAGGAAGGTTCTTGGTGGGAAGAGCAGTGCGTTGTAAGACAGGGCGGCTATGACCTTGACCAGAGCAATCTGCCAGCCGAGCTAAAGTGGTTGCCTAAGGGTACTGTTGTCAAGCTTGGCACAGGTGGCAAGGCTGTCGCTGTAAAGACTGCAAAGGTTACGGAAAAGGCTGAAGCTGCTGCCAAAACAGTGAAACTCGCACCTGGTTCTCTCTTTAAGGTGGGTGACACCATTGGTGACAAGAAAATCTCATCTATCGCAAGAAGCACTACACTTGACACTGTGACGCTTTCAGCAGGACTCGAAGCTGCTATCAACGCAAACGACATTGTTACTGACTACAACAAGGACTCAGACGTAATCCTTGGCTTTACCTACGCAACTAAGGAGCTTGACAAGGACGCTTCGCAGCAGGTTGAGCCTACGCTTCGTGTTATGGAGGTCGAGGAAGCATCGCTCCCCTACCCTATCAACGCAGACATTAAGGCTGGCTTGAACGCCAACGGTATTGCGTTGTTCAAGATTCAGTAACAGTAAGTAACATTTAACAGAATAACAATACAACACAAAATATAGAAAGGTATGAATAGTATTCTTAAACAGCTATTAGACCCGAAGTCTTTTCAGTCCTATATTGACGAGAACATGAAGACTTCTACCTATAAGGCTTTGTGGAAGAACGAAATTAAGCAGGTAGACTATTGTGCTGCAAAGGTTTATCAGGCTAATCTCGCAGAATACACTGCTGCTATGGTAGGTTCTGTTATCGCCAAGAACGCTGAGAAGCCTGTACATCATATGCCCGACTTCGGTCAATTGACGGGTTCAATCGGTCGCTATGGCGACGAGTGGGAGCTTGACAACGACTATCTCGACCAGATGCATCAGCTCGAAGGTCGCTATCGTGACGTTGAAGGTCGTAATTATACACAGGCACAGCTCAACGCAGAGTACGACAAGCTTATTAAGTACTCTTTCCGTCCATTCGAGCGTGCTGTCATCGCACCACACAAACGTCTTGATATGCTTTATTATGAAGGACTCTACACGGGCAAACAAACTGTCTCTCGCGCCAACAACGCAAAGGCAAACGTGTCCTACACCTTCGACCTCGGCATCAAGGAGATTTCCGTTACCAACAACTGGGGTACAGAGACTGCAACGCCAATTGCCGACATCAAGATGCTCAAGGACGAGGCGAAGAAGAAGGGTCGCAAGATTCAGAAGCTCCGTATGTCTGAAAACACATTCTACAAAATGTGCAAGGCAAAGGAAATCAAGGACACATTCAAGCTTAACCTCGGCACAATACAGATAAACCCTGCCGTGCCGATGCTCACTGTAGACCAAGTAAACACTTATCTGCGTTCTATACTGCTGCCTGTAATACAGATTGATGAAGACCAGTTTGTAACACTTGCCGACGGTTCGACAGTTAATCTAATCGTTGACGACCGTGTGGTAGCTCAGTGTGCCGACACCGTAGCCATAATGAAGATTTCCGACCCATTGGAGTTGGTAGACCCAATTCCTGGTGTCTCTTATTCTTCTCATGACGACAACCATGTGGGCTATTGGCGTGACAAGACTGGCTATCATGTCAACTACGATATGTGGGCGCAGCCTGTGTTCAACGGCTTGAACGACCTCTTTATTCTCAAAACAACCAAGTAAAAGGTTGTCTTAGGAACTCTAAATGTAGTAAGTTGTAACATTAAGACAAGGACAGCATGACAATCTCGGAAGCTATTGCAAGTGAAATACAGCCATTCTCTACTTCTGACGAAGCAATAGAGAAAATGTTTATCGACGCTGCCGATAACTTCGGCGCCTCGGAAAGCGTCGATGACGCATACAGTGTGGCTGTAAAGAAGCCTGTAGCCTATGCTGCAATGCGTATCTTGTATAAGATGCGTGTGCTTTCAAGCGAGAATGTAGGCGGTATGTCCCAAGGCTATAAGGATAAAAACAGCTTGATTGACGATATGATAAAATCTATCGCCAAAGACGCCGGATTGGATGCTGACCTTGTTCTTAATGAAGATTCGGACGGCTATTGGTTGCGAAGTGTAAGCGTTTGGTAAAGGAGGGTGAGACATGAACTTTGAAGACAAGCTACAGGTACAGATTAAGGTTTACGATGTTGGCTATGTTCAGGTAGGAGACAGGTTCTTTGGCATGAACGACAATGGAGAACCTAATTTTGAAGTGGAGCACGAAAATGCTGGAGGCGGTTATGACGAGGATGGAAATCCAGTAGAAGCGACTGCAACAAGATTTTTAGAATTCGGGAAATGTCTTATTTATCCTAACACCAGTGCAAAGCTTGTAAGTTTGAATGACGGGCAACGGTATGCTTACTCGTATGAAGTAATTGCTCCTCTTTCCAAACACAAGTATAAAATACTGCCTCGTGAAGGTGACAAGGTAATGATAATAAAAAAGGACGGTACAATCAATAAAGTTATGGAGGTAAAAGGCTTTACAACATACAAAAGACGATACCTCAAATTGTGGCTCTAACAATAAAAAAACGTAAGGTATGACATTAGGGGATGACGCTGTAAGTGCAATGTATAAGCTTTTAAAAAAGGAATGTAAAAAAATCGGCATAAATGAGCAAGGGGTCTTCAAGTATGAAATCCCCAAGAAATCAAGCTTGAATGAATATGTCGTCATAAACCATCTGCCTTTTGTACAGCAAGATACAATAAACGAAGGCGTTGTAAATGTTAACATACATGTTAAACGTACCGCCAGTGACGAACCCAACACACGAAGGCTAATTACAATAGCAAAGAATCTGCTCGCTTTTTTCGAAGAGAACACATATCTCGAAGGGGCGTATTTCGAATTCTATTCCGATTCACGACCGACACCCGACAACGACAATACTTACTACATTAATTTAAAATTCAACGTAACGTATAACAATTTAAAGAATTAACGATATGGCAAAAACAGGAAAAAATGGCGTCTACGGCATTGAGGAATTTTCCATTGCCGACCCTGTAGCGAATGGTGGCTATCCTACCAATTTTCCGTTTAAATTCAAGGCTATCGTGTCTGGCTCTTTGACATTTAACGACAGTGCCGCTTCTACGAGCGACATTGAAATAGAAGACTCAGAAGACCCGTATGCAGTGCTTACTTCATCGGCGGCAACCAAAGGCTTTACAGTACAGACCTACGACTTGTCCGCTGAAACTTTCAAGGCTATCCTCGGCTATACGTCCACTGACAGCAAGTGGAACGAAGAACTCCCGACTGAAACCGAAATATACAAGGCAGTACAGATTAAGACCAAGGTTCTTGACGACATACCAGCAAAGGTATTCCAGTTCTCAAAAATGAAACTGACTGTTACTCGCAGCGGTTCTATCGGTAAGACAGGTCTTCCAAACCTGAATATTGAGTTCCGCCAGATGGCTGTGTTCAACGCAAGCGGTGAAAAAGTAAGCGGACATCGTTGGGCCTTGCTCGAAGATGTAAAAGCAGACATCGATAAGGAAGTATAATCAGCACAAATCTTCGATATGCGGTGAGGTAAGGGCATGACCCAAACCGCACCGCTTTTTTATTTTATAGGTATGAAAACAAAAGACAAGAAAATAACGGCAGACACAATCTTGGAAGAAAGTGTCAAGATTAAAGTTGGGTGGTTTAGATTTAAAGTTAAGCCCTTGACGTTCGGTCAAATATGGGATATGTCCGTGTACGCTAATGATATCAAAAAACCATCATGGGGCGAAGGAGACAAAATTAATATATTCAAAGCTCTTGCAGAACACGGCAACGATGCACGTCTCATGAATGAAATATTTATAAAATGCGCATTCAGAAAGACATGGAAACGTTGGCTATGGGGACGTTATATCCGAAAGAACTTGGATATTATCGCCTTCAACGAACTTGTAAAATTCGTAAGTCGTTCGTTTAATGCAAATTTTTTCTTAACCTCTATAACTTTCCTCACCCAAGTGTTGACGATAACGGAGCCGTTAACGACTCCCCCTGGGCAACAATCGGAGGAGTAATGAAGTATTTTCGTATGAGTTACGAGGAGGTCGTATTTAGGCGCTCATACTTAAACATTATGCTTCTTAATCGTTCTATCCCGACATTCGGTTCTAATGAGAATATTGATATGGGGCATGATGGCATGACACAAAACAAAAACAAACCTCAATCCATAAAAAAATCAATACACGCATCTGATTTCTTTATGGACATGATGGGCTAAAACAATATACAATATGGCAGCAGACGAGATACTTGGAATAAGCGGACAGATGGATATTTCCGACATTCAATCATCTATAGACAAATTGTGCGACAGTCTAACTCGTGTAGATGTTGATACAGAAGCTCTTTCGGAACGTATGACTAAGGCTCTTTCGGATGTATCCCAATCCGATGAAGACCTTGCGACTAAGACAACTAAGGCTATGCAGGTTCTTAAATCTGCTATGGATGAAGCAACGAAAGGGATTCAGATTGTGCCCGAGATGATTGATACCGCCAATAAGCGAGTGGAAACCATTGAAGGTACTATCAGCAAACTCAATGAACAGTTATCTAAGACAGAAAAAGGCTCTGGGGCTTTCGAGGCGATAATTAAACAGCTCGACGCACAGAAGCAGTCTTTACAGCTCGCAAAAGAGGATGTTGTTGAGCTGTCAAACTCGTACAATACGGTAAAAAGCTCTATGTCAGAAGTAAGTGGAGCTTATCAAGCATTAGGTGCTTTATCGACGGCGACAACTGGAGCAACCAGTGCACAATCGGTTGCTAACGCCGCTGTTGTAACGAGCGCATCCACGGCAGCAACAGCGATTACGGCAGAAGCAGGAGCTAACACGATAAGCACTGCGGCAGCTGCTGCTAACACCGCAGTTAAGAGCGAAAATGCACAAGCGACACAGCAGCTAACCGAGTCCTTAAAAGAATATATGCCCGTAGCAGCTGGACAAGCTGAAATAGAACGAATGCAGACCGAAAGTGCGAAAAAGCTTCAAGCTGACATTAAAATGTACGAAGAAGCGATAAAGAGCATACAAGATACTCTCGGCACTAAATTTGGTAAAAGCCTCGAAGAAACAAATGCTGCCATTGAAAAACAGAAGTCGAAACTCGAGGAATATAAACAAGCGCTTGCAAACCTTACTGCTGAAGAAAATGTCGGTGGTGGTGCTCTCTACTATAACGCTCGCATAAGAGAAACTCAAGAAAGAATAGAACAACTACAAGCGCAAGCGCACGAACAAAAAACGCTAAACAATGATTTGCAAGAGTACAACACGCTTCTTGACGCTGCCAAACGTATTCAAAAAGGCGAAAACTTAACAGGTTCTTACAAGGAAGCAGCCAAAGAAGCGAAAGAAACTGCGAAAGAAACGCAAAACATAGGAAAAGAAGCCGAAGCAGCAGGAAAGAAAGTAAAGGGAATTTTCAGGGGATTAAAGAGTTCTTTTGCCGGATTGATGAAAGGTGATTTTTCTGCGTTGTTTGGCTTTATAGGTAAAATCGGAGCTTGGGGCGCAGCTATTGCTGCCGTTGGCAAAGGATTGTATGACATGTCTAAGGCAGCAGAAGCTTTCCGTGTGTCATTACAACCGCTTGACCATTATATGGATTCCGACAAGATAAAAGACCTTCGACAAAATATTCTTGCATTATCCGCAACGACTTCAAAAAGCTGTGTGGATATGGCGCAATCAGCTACTCAGTTTGTAAAGGTGTGGGATGGTCTCAAAGATTCTCCCGAAGCCTTGACGCGAATGATTAAAGCAGCTAATGAATTTGGAGCTTTGACAGGCAAGACATCTGCTGAGTCGGCAAAAAGCATTGCTGAAATAGCTGGAGAATACCATTTGACGGCAGATGAAGCTACGAAGATGTCTAACGTTATTGCTACGGCTTCTCGCAATACAACATCTTCATTCGGAGATATGGCGGAAGCAATAAAGTCCGCTGGTTCTACCGCTTCTCTTTATGGAATAAGTTTCAAGGAAATGTCGTCACTGATAGGATTCTCAAGCAATCAGTTCGGTGGTGCTTCTAAGGCTGCGTCAAAATTTTCTATGCTTTTGATGAGCATGTCAAAGCTGCAAAAAGAATACAATCCTTCGATGGTTGGCATGGTTACAGCTCTCAAGAACCTCAAAGCAGCATATGATAAAGGTGAAAATGTCGGAGAAAAGTTCATGGCTCGTAATAGAGCTACGGCTATGTATTTTATCAAAAATGCCGAAGCAATAGAAAAATACACCAAGACAATTGGTAACGCAGCAACCAAAGAAGAACTGTTAGCTGACATAAACACACGTGCAGACGTAAACCTTAAGAAGTTAAACAACGCATGGAACGGTTTTCTGACATCATTAAATGCCAACTTAACGCCTGTATTGACAAACATCTTGCGTTTCTTTAATCGGATAATTGGAGGAGCTTCAAGAACTGCGGACGAACTCAATTATCTTAAAAATTACGACAAGAATCATAAAAGCTCAAGAAAAAGTGAGAAATATGTCGATTCGGCAACATCTGGAATGGGAGCTTTCCCTGAAAGTACAGTCGTAGCAATGGGCGCAAACGAATCTTACAGAAATAATAAAAAAGAAAACCTCGAGCTGTATAAGAAGCAAAGAGACAGACTACAGAAATGGTATGAAGCAGGTGTAAATGCAGCAAAACGTCGTTATCAAAATGCAAGTCCTGTAGCACTCGCAAATGCTGGCGAAAATGTTGTCAGAAATGTGCTAAAAAAGTCTGGTAATAAATATTCAGAGTTCAATACTGACATCTTGGATGATTTCTTGTCAAGACAGCGAAGAAGTACTTATGCGATGCAACAGAAAACTATCAATACAAATGTCAAGTTGGGAGGAATAGGGGGAAAACAAGGAAAAAACGAGACAGCAGAAAAGCAAAAAAAAGCGCAAGAAGAATTAAATAAGATGTTACTGGAACTTGAACAGAAAAACATCGACGCGACTATTGCACTTATGCAAGAAGGAACAGAAAAGAAGTTAAAAGAAATAGACAACGACTATAAGAAGCGTCTTGCTGAAATAAAAAAACAAGAAGACGAGTTCCGTAAAAAGAACAAAGAAGCAGGAAAAGGGACAACGCTAACGGATGCGCAGTCAAAAGCTATTGAAGAGTCTAAAGCACTTGCAAGTCAAGACAGAAGTAAAAAGATAGAGAAGCTGAACAACGATTTAATAGAAAGCGAGAAGTCGGGATTGTATGCCTTCTTGAAAGAATATGGCGACATACAAGATAAGAAACTTGCTATAACAGAAGAGTATGCAGACAAGATTGCAAAAGCAGAGAATGCTTATCAAAAGGCTTCTCTTGAACAACAAAGAGACAACGAACTGCGTAGTATTAACAAAGAAAACATCTTCGAACAGATAGATTGGGAGAATGTTTTTTCCGACTTGTCTTCACATACTAAAAAATATCTTGAATCATTGCGCAATCAGCTTCAAACGTTGCTAAAAAGTGGCAAGCTGACAGACATTGAGGATATAGCAAAAGTCCAGGAAAAGATAAATGACATCAACTCTGAGATAAGCAAGCAGGGAGGTATCTTTGACTTCGTAGGTACAAAACAGCAGGAACATATACGTCGCATCAATGAAGCTAAGGAAGCACAAGAAGCTCTCAATTCAGCGAAATCGAAAGAGGAGGATATTGAAAAGCAGTATGAAGAGGCATTGAAAGCAGCTAACTACAAAGCTACAGACCTTGGAGTACGTGCTATCGGTAACGATACGGCAGACATACAATCCAACCTCGACAAGTTCGGTGTAGACAAGTCGACCAAGGAATACAAGGAAATGTCTACACTTCTTGCCAAACTTGCAGTACTCGAAGGGAAATTGGCAGAAGCGCGAAAAAAGACAGCAAAAGCTACAACAGAGGCTAAGAGTAAAGAGGACGGAGCGAAACGTTCATCGGCACAGAGAGTGGCTGACTGGTTTGCGGATGCACAGGAATTTATCACGAAGAAAGGAATTGATGAACTTCCTAACCTGTTTGAAAATCTCGGAATGAGCGGTGTTGCAAAGAAAGCATCTGATGGTCTATCGGCATTCAACAATGCTTCGGGAGCAGCAGCTGATTTTGCTTCTGGTAATTATATCGGTGCTCTTACAAAGGGAGTTTCGGCAATTCAAGATTTTACATCAGTTCTCGGCATAGGCGGTGACAATACTGCGAAAATGCAAGATAGTATTGACGCATTGGCGCAGAAGAACAACGTCCTTGCTCAATGTTTGGATAATCTCAACGATACTATCCAAAACAGTTCTCTGTACAAGGCACAGGCTGCATACGAAGATGCTAAAAAGCTAACAGCACAGAGCGAAGCTAACGAGCAGAACAAGATGTACTACGAAGCTGAGAAACATGGAAGATGGAGAGTTTCGTTAAACAAGTCAGTTGAGGACAATAAAGGGTGGAAGAGAGCGATGTCAACTGTAACGTCAATACTTGGCAAAACAGTAAAATCAAGTTGGGATTTCCTTCACCTTTCCGCTGAAGAAATGGCAAAAATCCGAGATTACGACCAAGGCGAAACTTTGAACAAAATATTGAACGAATATCGTAAAGAAGGAGGTAAAAACGGAAAGTCTGGCGAGATACCAGACATGGTGTTGAGTTACATAAAAAACTATGAAAATGCTCAAAAGAAACTTGATGAACAAATGACAGAACGACTTACAAACATGTCATTCGATGATTTGAAAAGTAACTTCAAAGACACGTTGAAAGATATGAGCAAGAGTGCCAAGGATTTTGCTGATGATTTTAGCGGTTATCTTTTTAATGCTGTTTTGGATGCAAAAATCGGAGATTTGCTTGACAAAGAATTGCAAAGTTTCTATGATGAATGGGCAAAAATGGCAGAAAACGGGCTTACATCTGACGAAATATCCCAACTTAACAAGAAGTATAACGACATTGTTCAGAAAGGAATGCAATATCGTGACGAAGCAGCTAAGATAACTGGGTACGCAGAAGTGTCTTCCCAGTCAGCCACAAACAAAGCTATCGAAGCAATAACAGCTGACCAAGCAAGCACGTTGATTGGAATTAGCTATGCCATGCAAATAGCAGTTGAACAAGGAAATGAGACAAGAGCGCAGATATGTGCAGATATAAGTGTAATGCGCAGCTTTGCTGAAAATATGGCTGTAAATATGACCGAAATGCGTGACATTCAATATGAAGGTCTTGGGCAGTTACAACAGATAGTGAAAAATACAGCTCCTATCATACTGATACGTGAGGATATTGCGAACATGTATAAGTTAATGAAGAAAAATTATTAAAATGAAAAATCAAGCATTTATAAAATTGGTAAGCGAAAACAATGATGCTTATATCGACATATCTACATACGGTGTAACATTAACAAGAGGATGGAGGGAAGCTCTGCTTACTCCTCCTCCTGTAAAATCATTCGTCTCGAACGATAGCCGTTTAGAAAACGGAGTGTCAGTGTTGGCTGCTGCAAAATATGCAAAGAAAGACAAACGTGAGGTTAGTCTATCTTTCTTTTTAGAAGGTTCGACACAAGAAGATTATCTCGACAAATACGAAGCTTTTCTTGACAAAATAGCTTACAGTGGAGAATTTTGTCTAAAAGTACCTTGTCTGAAACGTGTCTTTAAGTTTGTTTATTCGCAATGCTCAAAATATGGGGATTACGGCTTGAAAAAAAGTAACTTTACATTGCGATTAACGGAAAACAACCCTAACGACAGAGAAAAAATATGATAAACATATACAATCTTGACGGCGAGATAATAATGCAAGCGCCTATCACTAAAGAAGCACAACGAGAAGAAGAACTTTCAAAGTCCGACTTTATCTCGTTGTCTTTTAGTGCTGCTTGTAAAATCATTTTACCCGTCGGAGCTTACATTGTACACACGTATTATATAGACCAGACACGCAAGGTGACACAGCGTTTTTCTCTGCTTGAACCTTACGAGCCAGTGCAAACTGACGAAATGTCGTGGAAGTATACACCGGAGTTTCAGCATCCTAAAATGTTGTTAGGCAAAATACCTTTCTATATAAAAACAAAAAACTCGCAAAACGAGACCATAAAACAGACTAACTGGACTTTTGTTGGTACGCCTGATGTTATAATGGGTAAGATATGCGATTTTTTAAACAATGATATTCAGTTCGGGAAATGTGGTTGGAAGTCAGTCTTGTCTGGTGAATTGAAAAATTCTTTATCCGTGTCGTTTTCTGATAATGACGTGTTGTCTGCTTTGTCTTCTATCGCAAATGCGGAAGGAGATACGTGTGAATGGCATATAGATTACGACAACGAAGATATATATCTTGGAAAAGTAATCTTGGACAATACGCCTATATCATTAGAAGTAGGTAAAAATATAGGAACCCCATCCGTAACCGAAAGCAAGGAAAATTACTACAACTCATATACTGTGTTCGGCGGTACACGTAATATTACACAGACAAACAGTTTAGGGGAGAACGTTTCGTCAAGCGATATACGATTGCAATTAGCAAGCGGAAAAGGCATTGTTAATATTAACGGTAAAGAAATTGAATACACTGTAGACGATTTCTCTACGATAGACTTGCGTAAAGACAAGACCAAAGAGCCATTGCTGACAAAAGTATTGAATTTCTCTGACGTTTTTCCTTCGCTGAATACATACGTGTACAAGGTGAGAGGAAGAAAGAAATACGTACTGGATGATACTACGAAAAAGAAAATACCACTTACATATAATGCTGATGGAAGTGTCGCAGCGTATAAAACATTCACAGTGTGGTATATGCGCCTTGCGTACTGCACGACTACAGAAGACAAGACTAAAAAACTTGTGAATAAAACTGTAGATAATGGGGTCACTCATTATTGGTATGACTTTGAATTAACCGACAATTTAATTGTTAACGGCAAAACATTGTCGTGCTCATTTGAAGCGAATACGAACAGCAACGCATTGTCTACCCCGTTGGCAGGTCGTGGAACAAATGGAGAGCATGTTGGTTTTGAGCTGAAATATCACAAGGATAATTATTCTGCGCACGATTCTGATGATGTAGATTCGGCAAATTTTAATATTTTGAGCGGTGACTATGAGATTATCTATCAAGAAGAGAATAATCTTATAATACCGACAAATGAAAATGAAAGATTGATACCTCGTGGCGAATCTTTGCCAAGTCTGGGCTGTAATATTACTGTCCTGTACAATATCGCGATGTCTGAACAATATAAAAAAGATGCACAAGAAAAATTGTTAGACAAAGCGATAAAAGAAATAGAACGCTTAAATTCAGATTTGAACAACTACGAATTTTCGGTATATCCGCAGGTGTTTGAAGCAAATAATCCGAGATTACAAATTGGACAAAAGGTAAAATATAGCGATGGTCAAGGTTATACACTTGACACTCGAATTTTAAAACTAACGACCAATCTGGATTATGATTTTATTCAAGAAATCACAGTCGGCAATCAGGCGAACAAGGGAACTGTCACACAATTAAAAGATGATGTGCAGACAATCATTGCTAATAGTTCAAATGGTAACGGCAGCAGCTATTCTGGTTCACAATTTAATAGTATTGTCTCAAAATATGGCAGCAAGCACTTCCTGTCGAAGCTACATGAGGATGTGGCGCAGGGACTGATACGCTTCATGCAGGGTCTTAAGCTTGGCGACGGTGAGAAGGGCATCGACGCTAAGGGCAATGCGGTGCTGGGGAATGCCGTGTTGAGCGATGTTGTTGTAGACCGTGTGCATGACGCTAAGTCGACTCCTGCGGAGCGTGTTTCTGTAGGTGCACAGGGGTTCGACCTGTATATGGGCGAGGACGGCAAGAGCCATCTGTATATTGACTATCTTACTACTCGTGTAAAGATGTTTGCGGCGAGTGCCGAGGTAAGAAAGGTGAGCTATTCGGGTGGCACTACTATCTTCTCGAACGCTGGCTCTACTATCGTGAAGGTGGCTTACATATTCAACGCAACTGGCTCGACGGTGATTGCTTACAAGTGTTATGCTGCTGCTGACGACGGAACTACTCGCACGATGAACTGGTGGCACGTGGGCATGATGGCTCTCTGTCAGACGTTCAACGTGAAGGAACAGAAGGATGGTGAGGCACTTGCTAACCGCTACTACTGGCGACTGGTGGTTGGTGTAGGTCAGGAGGTGCTTGCTGACGGCAAACTCTACGACTATGTGATTCTGTCTAACCTAAAGGAGTTCAGAGGCAGTGACGGCGTACCCTGCTATGGCATAAAGCTGCTTGCCGACGGTCAGAACAACGTGTTATCGTGGGGCGGTGTGGCTGTGTCGGTAGTTTCGGACAATGGAATGTCTTCGTTCGCTTCTGTGTTCAACGGCATTGAGGGCGGCACTCAGGACGATGGCGAAAAAGACATTGCTTCACGTAAATTCTACGGCTACGAACCTGCCGAGGGCGGCGGAGAGCCAGATGCTCCTGCTGTTAATGACGTGATTGTGCAGGTGGGCGACCAGGTGCGCTGGAAGAAGTACGGCAACCTTATCAAACTGACCACTTCTACTGAGGACAACGCTACGGACAACGCCCCCGCTATTGCTATGTATCACAGCATGGGTGCTCCGTATGTTGACAAGAAATCAGGTAATACGAATCCTTATCAGTGGAAGACGCTGACATCGCTTGACTCGCCAGAACTGGTACTGAAGAATGCAAAGAACTTCCAATTCTTCACTAACGACGACCCAAAAGACAGAGTCAGTCCTATAAGCACGACCTATGAGATAATAGCCAGTTCAGACACTCTTGTGCGTAACCCAATGACGCAGACTGTGACTCCTGCCGACATTACGTTCAGCACCGTAAAGCGCTATGGCAGCAAGACGGAGACGGAGACTACTATATCATATCAGGCGAAATATACTACTCAGGATGATGTGACGCATGAGGGACCTTTTGTGTCTGCTTTATCGGAACTTGAAGTAAATCTTTATGACATAAAGGAGATAACTGTCTTTGCGCATGAAAGTATAAATACCGTATTGACTTCTCGTACTATTGCCGTATTGACCGACGGCGAAAAGGGCGACAAAGGAGATAAGGGCGCAGATACTTTGTCGCTTGTGGCTACGCCTTCAACGCTGGTATTCGGCACTGACGACAAGGGCAAAGCTCAAGGACAGGCTGTTGTACAAGTACAGTTCGATGCAGGCAGTTCGATTAAGAATTTCTTGAACACACCTGTTTTTAAGACGGAGAACTTTGAGGATGGTTACACTCCGACAAGACAAGGCGAGGAAATAGTGATAATAGATGCGTCAAAAATCAAGGCGCAGCAGATAGTTGATACGGCAGACGGCACAGAGCGGTATGTGAGCTGCACGTCGGCATCGGTAACAATTACCGACACACTTAACGGCAAGCAGTATCAAGTCAAGATACCTATATTCGTTGACGTGGAGAGTTATATATCGCGCATGGAAATGACGGCGAAGCAGTATAAGCAGACGTTTGAGGAGCTTAAGAGCGAACTCAAAGATGAAGACCCTGCCATTCTAAATAAATTCAAAACGTCCATAACTCAAACAGCCGAGGGTTTTGCGCTCACAGCGATAAAAGAAACCGAAGGAAAGATTCAGAAGGCTGGCGTCTATCTCGACAGTGGCGAGATAAAGATGAAGGCAGACAAGACAAAGTTCGTGACTGTTAAAGATGGAAATGAAGTCGAGGTGGCTGTGTTTAACAAGGATGGTCTTAACGCCGACCTTATCAACGCCAAGCACGTGTGGGCGAAGAGCGAGGACGGCAATAGCACGGTGGGATATTTCGGTAATTACGAGATACCAGCTTGCGAGGTGAGTAAAAATGTGTATGCTCCGCTATTCGTGGGTTCGGCTACGGCGGCGAAAGCTCCGTTCTATGTCGACAGCACTGGTGTGATGAAGGCTACTGCGGGTGAGATAGCCAACTTTGTCATTACATCAAGTGGACTAAGGTCCGGCATCAAGGGTACTACAGATTATTTGTATTTGGGCGATTTTCAAGTTGCATTCGTAAGCCGAGATAGTCGCGACAAGGTTCGTTTGGGTTCCAGCGTGCTGACACCCTCTACGGGTTATGCTCAGAGTGGTTTGTATATAGAATCGACACACGACTTCGAGAATTATGAATCAATTCAAGTCAATATAGGTTCGTATATAGAAGTCGGTGGCAAACAATACCTCCCTGCCGTCAGAACGTTGCCCGACGATGATGAAACTCAATACATCAATGGTAATCACGCTTTGTACATACAAAAAGGTGATGTAGTAGGTTTACGCCCAATGTTGACGGTCGCTAAAGAATCACGTAATATACTAAAACGTGAGTGCGTGATAATGTGCATTCCTCCACAAAACACAACTATTATCCTCACACTACCAGACGACCCCGAAGTCGGGCAGCATTATACTATCATAAACAAAACTGGACACTGGAAGAATGGCGCGAATGGAGGTACTGTAAGAATCCAGTCACGTGAAGGCAAGGGTAAGTCAATATTTAGATTTTCAGCAGAAAACAGCTGGTCTTTTGATATTTGGCAGATATATACTGTGACTGAAATATGGTTTGACGGCGACAACTGGATAATGCAGTATTATGCGCAGTATTGATTAAGCAATCATTAACACAAAAATAATATGGCAGAAATGAATAAAAAAGAGCAAGTAATCAAGGTGGTGCTGACTCCGGCAGGGTCGGAATGGTCGGCAGAGAGAGAGTATGAGCGTCTTGACTACATCAGCGACGGCAAGGCGGTGTGGGTGAGCGTCAAGATTGACGCTGCGACGGGCAAGAACGTGGGGCATCCCCTTACGGACACAGCCTGGTGGAACAAGTGTATCGACCTTAGCGAGGCGGAGCGACTTGCAAGTGAGGCCACAGATGCTGCTAACGCTGCTGCGACTACCGCCAGCAATGCGGCTCAGGCGGCAATGGATGCCAAGACGGAGGCGGAGGCGGCTGTGACAGAGGCAAACAAGGCTACGGGGGCTGCCAATGCCGCCACATCGGCAGCACAGGCTGCCACTACGGCGGCTAACGATGCTACCGCTGCTGCCGAGAAGGTGAACGCAGTGCTTGGTGACGACAACGTACTAAAGGTGACGGACAGAACAGGAACAGAAAAATCGTTGGAGCTGGTGTCGCAGGCTGCGGCAACAGAGATGGCGAAGAAGGTGGAGCAGAACGCTGCGGACATTGCCGAACTGAAGGAGGGTGTGAAGGACTATTATGTAGGTGAGAACGACGAGGTGACGGGCGACCCTCACTTCAAGAACTGCAAGGGCAACAAGGATTTCTTGGGCGAATGGCATCCGTTCCTCATCGACCATACCGACAACACTGGCGAGGCTACACACCCTGTAGGTCAGTTGATGGACAACAATCACTTCCGCTTTGTGTCGGGTGCGTTTGCTCCTACTGTGGGCATAACGGAAGAAATGCGTGCTGCTTGCGACGTGCAACTCTATACTGATGCGGAGCATACACAGATGCTGACATTGAAGAATGGTGTGGTGGTGACTGACAAGGCTGGTGCACATCCTTACGATGCAACTGAGGTGTATAATTCGCTTGGCTTGGTGGACTTGTACGATGGTGAAGGCAACAAGGTGCGTCAGCTTCTGCCTTGGGAAACTACTGAGACAAAGTACTCGGTGATGATTGGCAGATACGATACCCTCTATCCAGTAGACCGTCAGACTGGCGAGAGCGGCAAGGTGCTGACGGGTATATTCAAGCGTCAGATGCGCTACGATGGCATTGACACGGGCAGATACCCTCTGCTTGGAACGGCTCTGTCGCCATGCCCAGTTACTACCGTTGGCAACAAGACACGCAACTTCTTCTATGCGTATGCCGTGGGAGATACAAACACAACGAACGGACCGAGCGGAGCTGGCGAAAGCATGTGTTCGATGTATGTTAACGACGGTAGAACATACCCTCGCATATCGGATATGCAACAGGTAACAACTATGCAGCGTGCGCGTGCCAATAATTCCGATGTAAATAGTCCGCTACCCTTTGCAGAGGGAGGTTATCACGCTTTAAATACCTTCCTGCTATGTATGGAGTTGTTGTACGGCACTAAATACTTGCACGACAACAACCTCTTTGGCTCGGGCATATCAAGCAACGATGCTTGTAACTCGGAGAGTACATGGCTTAACAATGGCGGTGTGCGTTGCAAGGAACATGGCACGGAAGAATGGACATATTGCAGATTTGGCGATAGCACACCATTTGAATATAACGAAAAGTTGGAAAAGAATAACTTTTCGTGGTTCGTGAATAACTATCGCCCAAAGGAGCAGTGCATGGAGAGCCAGATGGCAGCATCGTGGGCAGCCGAGTTTGGGATTGCTGAGAACACCGAGTATGAGGCGTATGGCGTAACTTACAGATATAAGAACATAACGGGCGTAAAGGGCTTGGCTGATGGTGTGATGAACTGTAAGGTTTATCGCCAGAAGATTGGCACTTGTAAGGGCTACAAAGACGCTAACACGCTTGCTACATACGACCTTGAGTTAAGTCTTAGAATGGGTCTCATGCACGGCATGAACGTCAGTGGTGATGTCTTCGCCTATTGGGGTGGTGGTTGTGAGATGGTGGGCACTAACAAGGTGCAGACCAACGGTAGCTACAACGCCGAGCAGTTGACGAAGAACTATATAGACTTCTATCTTGAACCCAACCAGTCAAAGTGGGTGAATGAGTCTGGTGTTAGCAAGAACAATCTTGGCACATTCGGCTTCGAGGCGGTGTATGGTAAGATAGGTACTTTCGGTCCTCCTATCCTGTCGGACGGTTATTGTAAGAATAGACTTGGGTATATTCCATACAAGATTGCCGATGGAGGAAATCTTAGCAGTTGGCAATGCTTATACTCGTGGGCATTTCCGTACTGGAGTTCTACTCTCAACCAGCGCGTGCGCATAGCCGTCCGTTTGCGTGGCGCTGCGTTCGCTGCGGAATGTTCCGCGCGGTTTCTCATTGCGTACTTCTCGGCTGCGTATGCGAACGTGTATTATGGCGGTTCTGCCCAGTGTCGCATCGTGCAATAGGCGCAGCCGGGTGCAACCCAGTGCAACGTTGGGCACCCGGTGCAACCGGGGCCCTCTTGCTAAGGGAAAAGTGAAGAGGGAAGATTGAAAAATCCAAATGTTAAAAGAAATTATAGAAAATGGAGAAAGACCAGAAGATATTTCCTCAAAACCAGGACAAGCTCGGCATGAGGGCCGAAGCCGCTGAAGCCTGCATGAGAGGTGATGCTATCCATATAGAGGATGGCTAAAGAGGTTGGTGTTCCCGAGCCGTCCGTTTGCGTGGCAATGCGAACAATGCGAAATGTTCCGCGCGGTATCTCAATGCGAACAACTCGGCTGCGAATACGAACGTGAATAATGGCGGTTCTGCCCAACGTCGGACATCATAAATGATGCAGAACTAATAACACGGGAGCACCACTCTCGCTCAGGAGAAGCAGAGAATATCAAAGACAAGGGATGTGAGCGTTGCACGATGGCTGTACGTGATGCAGCGGACGTGATCGAGAGACATTCTGACGGACAGACAGTTCCGTCAACTTTTTAGCCCGACACTGATTATTAACAGCGGAAAAATCCGCACAAAAACATATATTATTAACGTGCATAGACCCAACTACATACCATTCGTTGCTGACGACTACCTAAGAGCCGTAGAAACGGCAGCTAAAGGCAGAAAGAAACGCCCCGAGGTGGCAGCGGCATTAAAGGATGTGAAGGGTCTATGCGCAAGTATTGAACAGAATCTCAAAGATGGAAGTTGGCGCAAGGATATCGAGTACCGAAAGCTGACCAAGGTGAACAATAACAAGAAAGTGAGACATATAGACGCTCCTACATTCAGGACTCTTGTGTACGAACACTTGCTGAAGAACAAGTTGGAGCCGATATATCGTAGACGTGACCCGAAGGTGTCGCTTAACTGCAAGGAAGGATGCGGCATTACACCGTCAGCGAAGCACAAGGAACTGAAAAGCAACTATGTGCTACCGAGAGTAAAACACCTGTTTTATGATCTACGCTACATGGACTGGATAGTGACTGCTGACCAACGAAAATGCTATATGCACGTGAGGCCGAGCGTGTTTCGTAAGGAACTGAAATACCTGATTGGTGACAGATGGCTTATAGACTTTGCCGTAGAGCTGTGCTTTGTAGACGGACAACTGCCGGTAGGCACACCGACAAGTCCTCTTGCTCACCATATACTGATGCTGAGATTTCACGAATGGCTATGCCGAAACACCGAATGGCGATTGTGCTATGCCGATAACTGCATTGTGGCATGCCGCACGAAAGCGGAGGCACAGCAGATGAAGTGGAGGATAAGACAGTATTGGTGGTACGAGCTAAAGATAAGAGCTAAGCGTGGTGACACAATGGTTGCGAACATCAATGACGAACGTGGTGTTGATTTCTGTGGCTACAGAGTGATACGCAATGCCGACAATAGCGTGACGGACACAAACAAAGGGTATTGTCTTATACGCAAGGATACGTTGATGAGAGCGAGGATGTGCGACAACGATAATTCCTGGGGAAGTTATTTCGGGTTGATGCGTCATACGGACGGATTCGGAGAGATGGTAAGAATAGAGAGAGACATGAAGTTAAGAGAACTGACCAAGAAGATACGCATAGACCGCAAGATGGATGCTCCAAACATCAAGCCACTGGAGCTGGCCCGTAGCGGACAGACGTTTACGGTGTTCGATTACGAGATACGCAAGAGCGAGAAATCGGGCGAGCCTAACTGGATAAAGATGCTTATAGGTATGCCAGAGGTTACTGATGATGGCGAACTGACGGGCAAGACAATAGCCAGAGAGGTGCACGGCGGAATGATGGGTATTGTGATGTGGATGGTAGAAGCGGAGAAGGAATGCGGCAAGAAGAACCTGCTGCCGCTTGAAGATGTCCGTATTGTGGACGAGTGCGGATATATCTTTGAGGATTCGACAAATCAGATGCAATACATTTGAAAGTAAAAAAGTAAAAGAGTAAAAAAGTAAAAGAGTAAAAAAGTAAAAAGTTATGGAAAAGTATTATTTTGATGTGCCGCAGCTACGTGTGACTGTTGGCGATGATGTAGTTCTGCTGCTTATCAATGGCAAGGAGACAGATGTACCCATTGAGCGTGGAATAGGTGGTGAGGAGAGGGCGACGACTGAGCTTGTCACTCGTAAGGAATGGGTGTATGACGGTGTTCGTCTGGACACTGGAGGTATGACTTCAGAGGCAGCTCTGACTGCTGCCGCACAGAAAATGGTGCTTGCGGAGATTGATAAGCACGATACTTCCTCTGCCGTAAACGGTTTTATTCTTAACAACCAGCGCGTTTGGCTCGACAAGGCTACACGTGTAGGCTTGATGAACTCCACATCGATTGCAAAGGCTATGGGACAGCCGAATACTACGCTGTGGCTTGGCGACGCAAAGTTAGTAGTAGAGTGCGACAAGGCGATACAGCTGCTCTCGGCATTGGAAATGTATGCTCTGGAGTGCTTCAACGTTACGGCAGCTCATAAGAAGGCTGTAAGCAAAATGAGCACGGTGGAGGATGTGTTAGGGTATGACTATACTAAAGGCTATCCTGAAATGCTGAAAATGAGCGTTTAAGTGTAAAATGAAGTGTGAAAAGTGAAGAATCCAATAGTTAAGAGAGTATGTGGATTTTTACTCTTCACTTTTAACTTTTAACTTTAAGAATATGATTGTATTGAGTATTATTGCGGCATTGCTGTTTGTTGCTTTGCTGGTCGTTGTTGTAGATAAGCACGGTGTGCCGGACATGGTATCGTCTATCTATTACTTGCTGGGCAAGAGAGGTTGGGTGTTTCAGCTGGTGATGATTGCGTTCGGCATACTGATGATGGTATGCTTGCTTGACAGCGGATTGGGTGTGCAGTGCCTGGCTTTCTTGGCTTGTGCCGGACTGATGTTTGTGGGTGCTGCTCCGAGGTTCCTGGAAGAGAGTGACCGTAGGGTGCATAAGACGGCTGCTATCGTGTCGGCTGCGGCGAGTGTGGCGTGGTGTCTGACGGTGGACTGGCGGTTTGTGTTTACGTTCATTGCGTGGTATGGTATGTACTGGATATGCAAGGACAAGAACAGCAAGCCGTGGTTTATGGCGGAGGTGATGGCTGTGATGCTGGTGCTGCTGACGTACTGGAGTGGAGTATTGTTGTAATATTTAAAAATAGAGATTATGGCAAATATTGAGACTATTGATGTGCTGAGACTGCCGAAGGCGGACAAGGTGCTGAAGGGTGATACGCTGCTGCTTATCCGTCCCAAGGGAGACGGAACACAGGAGTGCTACCGTGTAGATGGTGCCGACTTCCGTGGCGAGGATGCGTATGACGTGGCGAAGGCTGGTGGATATACGGGTACTCGTGACGAGTGGGTGGCGCAGATACAGAAGGTGAGTATGGTTGACATTGGGTTTGACGAGGAGAAGGGGGCAATAATAATTAGGAGTTAGGAATTAGGAATTAGGAATTGTCGGCGGTGCCGATTAGGAATTATTCAATTTTGAGTTTTTTGAATTTTGAGTTTTGAATTAAAAAAACAGACTTTTATGAAGAAGATAGTAAGAGGTAACGATTTTACGTTGCGAGTGCCGGTAAGGAAGATTGTGGGCGGAGAGGCGGAGAAGTTTCCGTTGCCTGCTTGCGAGGAGGTGGAGGTGAACCTTGTCAATGCGTTCCGCCGTAGAAGAATGGCGCATACGATAGGCGTGGAGGACGACTCGCTGCTTGAGGTGAGGGTGAAAAGCTCGGAGATGGCTTTGGGTGCGTATGCGCTTGAGGTGAAGGGCAAGCTGTTCGGGTGCTCGTGGCGAAGCAATGAATATGAGCAGATAATGCTTGTTGACAACAATGCCCAGGGTGATACGGTGTTTGAACCATATGAGGGTGAGGACAGCGTGGAGATGGACACGGCTGTTGTTGTACTGCCTCCTACTGTGGAGCTTGGCAACCTGATAACGGGGGCACACGAGGCTATCGAGAAGGCGAATGCGGCTACGGACAGAGCCAATGCGTCGGCGGACAAGGCGGACAAGGCTGCTGCGGATGCTGTGGTCACTGCCAACAATGCGGCGAGCGAAGCGAAGGCTACTGCTGACGCTGCTGCCGCCGAAGCTGAACAGAGAACGACCGCTGCCATAACCGAGGTTAAGCAGCAGACTTCAACCGCTATTGCCGATGTAAAGGAGCAGACATCAACCGCTATAATAGAGGTAAAACAACAGACTGCGGATGCTGTTGCGAAGAACGACAAGGCGACGGCTGACGCTGTGGCTAAGGCGAATACCGCTGCTGACAACGCTGTTAAGGCTAAGGCTGATGCTGACACGGCTACGGAGAGGGCAAACAAGGCGGCGGAGAGATGCGAGGGGATTAGCTTGGAGTTTGATGAGGAGAGAGGGAGTTTGGTAATTAGGAGTTAGGAGTTAGGAGTTACGAGTTAAGAATTATGGAGAATATTATTACTAAGATTGTGGATAAGGTCGGCACAGACAAGGTGATACATGCGGAGACTTGTGCGTTGATAAGTGCCATGGCGACAAGATGTGCACACAATGCGGCTATAGGCTTTACTGTAGCCTTGGGCATAGGCGTGCTGAAAGAGCTGTACGACGTGACTACGGGCGAGGAGCCAGACTGGAAGGACGTGGCTGCGGATGCTGTAGGGGCGGTGTTAGGAGCGACGTTGTTTAACTTTTAAAGTTTGAGAAATGAGTATAATGATAACGAAAGAACAGATGTTGCAGATTATGCCTACAGCAAAGGAGCGTGTGGGCAAGTATCTTACGTATATAAACAGCTATGCGGAGGTGTTCGGTATTGACACTCAGCTGCGCATGGCTCACTACTTGGCGCAGATAGCGCATGAGAGCGGTGAGCTGAGGTATACCGTGGAGCAAGGGAGTAAGAGCTACTTTGACAAGTACGACACTGGCAATTTGGCTCGGCAACTTGGGAACACTCCGCAGAAGGACGGTGACGGATATAAGTACAGAGGCAGGGGACTGATACAGATTACGGGCAGGGCGAACTATGACGCTTATAACCGCTCGGCTTATTGCAAAGGTGATGTGATGAAGAACCCAGAACTGCTGGAGAAGCCGTTAGGTGCAGTAAAAAGCTCGATGTGGTGGTGGAAGACGCACGGTCTGAACATACTGGCTGACAACGACGACGTGGTGAAAATCACGAAGAAGATTAACGGCGGTCAGAACGGATTGAAAGAACGGTGCGGGTATCTGGCGAGAGCGAAGAGAGCGTTGGAAATGTGCAAGTGAAAGTTAGAATGGTGTAGGTGTGGCAGAGAAAATGACATTAATAATTAATCATTTATAAAGGAAAGGAATGGAGAATATGATGAATGGTATGACTGCGAGTACGGGACGTGCGGTGGTTGTGGGGACTATGGGTGCAGAGGCTTTGACGGCTCTGTATGACTTAAGATGGATGCTGGTGCTGATTGTTGTGCTTATAGTGGCGGACTTCTGGTTTGGTGTAAGTGAGAGTCTGCACAAGAAGGAGCACTTCAGGTTTTCAAGGGCTGGGCGGAGAACGTGCAACAAGGCAGTAGACTATGTGACATACCTCATATTAGGCTCTGTGATAGGACTGGCTATATTTGAGCCGTTGGGATGGGCTACGCATACTACAACTGCTGCAATAGGTCTTGGCTTCGGCTGTGTGTGGGAAGTTGACTCTATTGTGGGTCATGTGTGCGAGCTGCACGGCGTAAAGAACAGATTTTCGGTGAAGCGCCTCATTATTGCGCTGATAAAGAAGAAGGATGAGGACATGGGCGAGGCTGTGGAAGAGGCTTGGGGCGAGAACGATATGTACGATAAGGAGAAGAAGGTATGAGGAAGTGGATTGTGTGCTGCGTACTGGTGTGTTCGTTCTGCTTGAACGTGGTCTTATGTTGTGAAAATGGCAAAGGGCGGATAGAAGGGCGTATAAAAACGGACACAATGAGGGTGACAGTGGTTGACACTGTCACCTATACACTGCCTGTAGCGAGGGACAGTGTTGTAGTGAGGTATATGACCAAGAAACTGCCTATTGTGCATGATACAGTGCACCCTATCTGCATAGATAGTGCTGATGTTAATATACCTATCACTCAGAAACAGTATTGCGACAGTACATATACTGCCTGGGTGAGCGGATATGAACCATCATTGGATAGTATAAGGGTGTATAAGAATCGAGAGGTTGTGACGATAAACAAAGTAAAGAAAGAACCTCCATATAGGTTTGTGTTTACATTGAATGTCGGCTACGGAATTACTCCCCAAAATGGGTTACAACCATACATAGGCATTGGTGTCGGGTATAAACTGTTTTCGTTCGGCAAATAAAAAAATGGAGGTTATCAAAGAAAATATGACAATTGACGAAAATAACACTTAAAGCTGGCAAAAGAAATAGTTAGGTTTGTCTTTTTTTATAAGGTAACAGATTGTTTTAGGATGTGCCTTGCTTGTCTGTGATAGATAGGCAAGGCTTTTTATTTCCAAGCTGTTACAATAAACCTCTTTTATGTAATGTTTTATCACGTAAATCAAGTATATGCTAACAATACGAAAAATTAACAATCAAAATAACTGCATTCTGACATTTTTTGTTATATTTGCACGATGTCAGATAATAAACTAAACGATTATGACAGATGAAAAGAAAAAGACACTCCTTTCTGTCATGGATGGAATGGACGTGAGCGAGGTAATCTCGCTGTTAATTATGAGCGGTAACAGCTATTCAAGACGATTGTTGAAATTTATCAAATGGATAACTAAATGGCTACCTATATGTATAATGGTATGGCACAGCTTTGCTATGTGGGACTTCTCACAAAATCCACGAGAAATGTTTATCGTGCATTCAGAGCACTGGCCCAGTTACACGTTTATATATGTGTTACTGTATGTGCTGCCGATTTTGCTTATACTATTCAGTAGATTCTTCTGGCTGTGTTGGGTGTACAGGATTCCGTTCTTTTACTACTTCGGTGTCAATGCAATACACCTTACATATTGGTCGTGGTATACCACAAAAGAAATGGTAATGTCGTGTATGTCTGTTATTGTTATGACAGGAGTATTCTACCTGTATTGGACGATTGACTGGTTCTTAACAAGAACAAGGATAGGCAAAAGATTTTTCTTCTAAATGCGAAAAATATGAAAAGGAAAGTATTCAATTATTACACCTTGGCTCAAATTCTGAAATCTTTGTATGAGAGCTGTATGAAAGCGTGGGAACAGCAGAAGAATGGAGAAAAGGTAACAGCTTGTGGAATGTCAGATGAAGATATAGAAGAACTATGCGAAGACTATCTTCCGAATCTGATGAATCCTATGATGTCTAAAGAAGAAGTACAACGTAAGCTTGGTGTCAGTGAAGCTACACTCAACAGAATGGTAAAAAGAGGAGATATTCCAAACGGACAGCAAGACGTAGGAGGTCATGTTAGATGGTGGAAGAAATGGGACATACTGCCGTTTATAAGAAAGACCCATAAGAAATGATAGTATATGCTATCAACCTAAATAACTGATTTACAAGGGATAATAAAAAGTGTGAGCGTGTTATGGCTTTATTTGTCGTAACACGCTAATTTTGTGTCTGTAACGTTACAATAGTGTTAGTAAATCTATTAAGGTAAAAACTGAAAAAAGATTGTTATTATGGAGAGTAAAACTTACGTATTCGGAGAGAATGGTCCTGGTACTGGTGGCGGTCTTAATAGCATTTTGGCTATGCTCCCAGCACTCATGCAGAAGCAGGGCGTAGACCCAAGCTTGTTTGCCCTTTGCAACGGCAAGAGCAATGGCAATGGTTGGGGCGAAAATCTATTCGCCATCTTGCTTCTCTTCATCCTTATGGGTAGAGGCAACCTCTTTGGAGGTGGTTTTGGCGGCGGCATGATGCCTAACGGACAGGGTGGCGTTGTGCCAATGATTAACAACGATGCGAACACAGCTGTTATCATGCAAGCTGTTCAGCGCAATGGCTATGATGTTCAGAGCTTGGCAACAGCCCTCAACACTTCGAGCGATGCTGTAATGGCTGCTATCAACAGCTTGGGTCAGCAGGTATGCAACATCGGTAATCAGATGGGTTTGAACACCAACCAGATTATCACCGCTCTCATGCAGGGCAATAACGCTATCGCTACACAGTTGGCTGAGTGTTGCTGCAAGACCAACAACGCCATCACCGCAATGGACGGTAATGTGAAGTTGGCAATGTGTCAGCAGACAGGTGCTTTAACAAACGCTATCAATAATGTTGCTGTTGGTCAGGAGCGTGGTTTCTCAAATGTTGCTTACGAGACGCAGCGTCAGACCTGTGACTTGCACAACGCTATCAAGGACAGCACCCAGACCATCGTCAACGGTCAGAAGCAGGCTGAGATGCGTGAAATGCAAAACAAGATTGACGCTCTGCGTGAAGAGAACAGCACCTTCAAATCTTCGGCTATGACTTCGCAGATTGTCGGTCAAGCTATAGCACCTATCAATGCTGTACTGACAGGTTTGCAGCAAGAGGTAGCAGGTATCAAGTGTAAATTGCCCGAAACCGCAACAGTAGCATACAGTCCCTTCACGGCTGTTCCGAACTGTGTGGCAGCTCAGATGGGATTGTATGGTTTCAATGCCGTGAATGGTGCGGGTTTTTGGAACTAAAGCATAATTGGAGGGCAAGACTATGATTTGGGGCTATCCTTTTTCATGGGTCAATAGAAGAGGTTCGGCAGCGATAGGCTCTACAGGTGTAAAGGTAAATACTGACAACGTGGTGTTTACCTTTAAGAACCACGCTTTCGTTAATGCCAACTACAGAGGAACGATTTTCGTCAATCTGCTACAGGCTATACCGACAGGTACAACGACCACGCTGCCAATCCTCTTTGAGACCAACGGCACGACACAGGCAGTTACCAAGTTCAACGGAGCAGCACTGACCGTTGCCGATTTAGCTGGAACTGGTGTATATCAGTTGTGGTTCGAGAGAGACACTAACACCCTTCAACTTATGACGGGTATTGTATAACAAGTTAAAATTCGACTTCTATGTTTCAAGGACTAAGACCAAATAGCATATTCTATGTGCTTGACAAGTCGGGAGAACCGACACTGAAAATAGGGCAAGTGGTAAGCGTGAGCAATCCGCAACCCAAGTTTCCTTCGTATCAGCCTGGGCAGTTTAATCCGCAGCCAATGGAAACAACGGTAGATGTAAAGGTTAAGATGCCAGACGGAGAGGCTGAGTTTAAACAGCTCCCTTCGAATGGGCAGATTGCTAACTCTGGCAATCTTGTTGTAGCAGACAGCCGTGATGCTATGATAGCAGAGGTTGAAGCAATGCTCAGAAACTCAAAAGAGGTTCTTGATAGTAAGGACTACCACGAAAAAGTAGTTAAGAACTGTGAGCAGATAATGGGTGTTCTCAATCCGCAGATAGCAAAAGAGAAGGCCCAAGAACAGAGAATAGGCAACCTTGAAGCCGACATGAATGGGATGAAAGGCACATTGTCTAATATAGAGACTATGCTGCAAAGAGCCTTGAACAAGAAGTCGAATGGTAACACTTAATACTGAACATTATGTATATGGTTGAGATAACAGATAACAAGTTTGACGAGCTTGTGGAGAATGCCGAGAAGATGCTTAAATACGGCGGCAAGGTAATGTCCTGCATCGAAAGTTTGAAACATGGTGACGGTCGTATGGGCGAGCGTTCGCCTATGCCGGACTATCGAGACATGGGTCGTGACGAGCGAAGACGCTATGAGCGTGGCATGGACTACGACGATGAAGGACGTTACGGAGAGCGTTATGGTGGCGGCTACTATGGTGGTGGCAGACGCTACTAAGTAATAACCGACAGGTAGGGAATACTGTTTCCTACCTGTCTTAACAAGGAAAGACTATGGAAAAATGTAGAATGCCTTTAGATGTATATGACATGAAGCCAGAAGGAATGATAGCTTATCTCAGATATAATAGCTATCACTTCAACAAGAAGATGTGCGACTGGGCGGTCGGTCGTATGCGTAAGGTTAACAAGGCGAGCGGTAAGGAAGAGCCGATTGAGCCTATTAACAAGGATAAGGTAGAGGAAATGATGCAGACCAACGGGCTGACCCTTGAAAACCTTGTCGGCTACGACCATGTCTATGTGGCAAACATGTGCAAGGCAGACTTTTGGGGCAAATCCATAAAGGATGAAGCGAGTTTGGCGCAATATGTAAAGGATACAATAGACGATGTAGACCAGAAGGACGGCTTCGTGTTCAATCGTTTCTATGCTGACTGCTGCCATAACGGCATGCCTATACCTTGGGAAGACTTGCTATGATAAGGCGTGAGATTTACTTGGAGCAATATAGGTGGAGTATTACGTGCTTCATCGGGTATACAGCAGATGATACGGATGAGATATGTCATGCGTTAGAGGGTATCGGCTGTAATGGGCACTCCCTTGAATCGGCATACAGACATCTTTCATTTGCGAGTAATGAGCGAGGACTAACCTACTCTAATGTGGGTAAAAGAGAAAGCGTTGTCGCAGTTGGTGCTTCTGACAACAAAGGAAGTCTTGTAAACACTATAGGACATGAACTTCTGCATGTTGTTGCGCACATCTGCGATAATGACGGAATAGAAATGCAGAGTGAACAGCCATGTTACATAATGGGCGAGCTTTGCGAAAAAATATTCAATTCTTTATAAGACAAATATAAAAACAAACCTATTGCATTATGACAGACTTATTTAATGATGTTTATGCTTGTAAAAACGAGCAAGCTAAGAACAATGTTATCGCTGCAATCGCAGAGATACTCGACAAACGTTTAAACGACGACGAGAAAATAGCCTTAAAATCAACCTTACGAAAGGCTGTTATGGGTAATCATTTTGATGCTTACAGCGCAAAGGAGCGTATATCGCTGATGTATTATACAACAACTGACGGTTGTATTATACATGCACCTTTCGTATCGGAGCGTGAGTGTGCGGAACTGTACGAAGAATACAAACCGCAAATTAAAGGTTATAATCTATATGACTTTTCTGTAGTACTTAATAATATCATTGCCGATTATCACAATCTTCTTTTTTCGTGGTGGCGTAATGAAGACTGGTGTATAATGTTGTTGAAATTCTGCGAGATAGCAGTAAACTGGCTAAATGATGATGACACGCCATTCAAGGGCGAGAAGGCATGGAAGGTGTTAGGAAACATATAGCATATGCAAAAGGAGAAGGCTTTATTGTAAGACCTTCTCCTTTGTGGTGTTTTATCGTACTGGAGTACAAGAGTTAGCTATATATTGACAACAAAATCAAGTTTAAAGCCTTTTGTTGCGCAATATGTGGGCTTTCCTATTTGTTGTGCAACTATCTTCCGAAACATCTCACTATCACCGTTATTTGCAGAAATATGAATAAGAACAATAGCCTTTGTGTTGTGCGTGTTGCTTGCTTTAAGACAACAGATGCATCTTTCAAGGCTCATGTGTGTTGCTTTAGCTCGTATACCTACCTTGCGAGGAATGATACCATCCTTAATACTGTTTTCAACAAGCTCGTCGGTATGATTACACTCGATAAATATGTAATCTATAGGGAAGTCAAACTTATATTTTATATGATGGGTGTCCGTAAGGAACAGCATTGTTCCCATTTCTTTATGAAAGATAATAAAACCACACGGTGCTTTCGTGTCGTGTTCCGTATCGAAAGCTTTAACAACGAAATTTCCTACCTTAAACTCTTTAAATAAAGGTATAGGATAGAAATGAAAAGTGTTCGGTTTTACATCGCATTCTTGAAGTGTTTCTTCTGTCGTATATACATTAAAGGCTTTGGCGTAATTTTTTATAAAACCAGCATGGTCGCTATGGCTATGAGTAACAAGACAACCACTCACTTTGCTAACATTTCCTTTTAAGGCTTCAACGGCATGTTTGTAATTTATGCCACATTCTATTATGAGTGCTTCTGACTTATTTTGGATTACATATCCGTTGCCAGAGCTACCGCTTCCTAAAGTTGTTATGTTCATTTTAATATATTTATATAATAAGGGAGTAAGAATATTCTCACTCCCCTACTCTGTTTTATTATTGAAGAAATGAAGCGTTATGACTGTTTAAACATATCGGGCATTTCCTGCTTGCCCATTGGCTGTGGCTTGCTTGAAGAAGACGTAACTGTGGCGGCTTGACTTTGAGGTTTATTGGGGATAGTCTGTGTTTCTTCTGATGTTGTGCTACCTGTATTCAAGTTTAGAGACTGAGTATTAGCCTCTTTTTGTTCTTTTTCCTGTGCCTGTGTGAGCTTCTCCTCTGCGGAAAGCTGGTCTACGTTGTCTTCTGTAATTTCTGTATATTCGCCATCTTCCAGTTCTTCTTTTACAGCGAGACCACAAGTAATTTCTGGACAATGTGCTGTCTGAAAACGAGTAGCGGCGCGGTAACGAAGCATCTGCTCAGGTTCAACTTTCCAGTTGCTACCATCTTTCTGATACCAACCTTTTTTCTTTGCGATATCGATGGTTATGGTAGACCCTTTTATAAGTTCTCCCTGTTTGTCAATCGCATAAGCATAACACCCCCAGGTGTCTTTACCTTCTTCGCCAACAAATTCATATCTTAGCGGCGTGGCAAAAAGACCGCTTGCGTTGATGCATGCAATAAGAAACTTAGCCGAGAAAGATGGCATTCCGTAGACGATATATATATTCTGCATTAGCATGAGTGGATTCGTGTGCAATCTCTGAGCCATGTCTATTGCAATCATTGTGTTACCAATATTGCCCTGAAAGGTTTTAGGCACAATTGTCGAAGCCGACAAAATCTGCGCCATCTTATAACCTGTATTAAAACTTTCTTGGTTCGCAAACATATTAAGGGGTGTCGCTGTTGCTGTTGACTGAGTGGCTGTAATACCTGTTTTGTTGTCCATAGTTGTATATTTTAAATTGTTTCTACCTTAAAAGGTTCGTTATATATGCATTGTAGATAAATAGTCTGTTGCGTTGACGGCAATGCGTGTTCTACAGATTCTTTGCGGTCTACGAAAAGAGGTACGTACATATCTTTCGCTTTGCTGATGCCGTTAATAATATCTATGCCCATATTAATAACAGTTCCATCGTTGGTATTGTTGTAATCAACACCATTTAGTCCGACCGCTGTACATACGTCTTTTTCGTCATCATTCGTTATGTTCTGCTCGTAGAATTTCCAACGAATAAGAGAGAAAAGAGAATTAACCTTGCTCTCAACGACTGTTATCTTAGCCTTTTTGTATTCTTTTATCTGGCGGATTATTTCGTTACAATCCGCCACTATTTGAGCAAGTTCTCGAGAACGTTTGTCGAGTTTTGTTTTCTCTTTCTCTATACGTTCGTTAGTATCACGAGCAGACAAACGTTTTATCAAACCATCGCGTTTTTTTGTAAGCTCTTTCTTTTTGAGTTTATTTTCTTCTTGTGTAGTGTTTGTAGCGATTACAGGCTTGGTTTTCATAAAAGCTTGCAGTGACGCATCTGCCTTTGCTTTTTCATTACTTGATTCCCAAGTTTCTGATTGTATTTCGGAACGCTTTTTGACAAGTGTGTCATACGTTTCCTGGTTTGTTTTCAGAGTCTGCTTGTCACTTACTGATGTTACTTGTTCATAAGTATTTACAAGTCCCTTGAGCACCGTTAGTTGTTCGTTCCTTTCTGCCGCTTTGTTCTGAATATCCGACAATTGACTTGCCTTGTGAGTATTGAACTCATTAACGGCATTTTCATATTCTTGTTCTTTCATTGCGTCCGTATAAGGACGACCACAAACGGGACATACATCTGTTTGGGTAAAGTTAAATTCCTTTTCGTTAACATTTTTCCATTGTTGCATTAACTTATTAAACTCCACTGTCAATTCCGCCACTTTTGTCTTGTTTTGCACATAAGCATCAGAATGCTCTTTTTGTGACTTTCTTGTTTTTTGCAAAGTACCAGATGCGTCAGCAACATCCTTAAACGCATCATTTACTTTATTAAAATGTTCTTTTTGCCACTCCTCACGAATTTTGTTATAATTACTTGTTTCAAGAGATAATTTTTCTTCAAACTTCTGCTGTTCAGGAGTATTTGTAACAATTCCTTGTAGAGCAGCGTCAACAGAAACTATTTGTGCATCAACTTCTTTTATTTCGATTTCAATGGCATTAAAATCTTCATTCGTCTTCAATGCATCTTGTGCTTGTACTTTAGCTGGTATTGTTTGCAGTTCGTCATTAGCCTTCTTTCGTGTTGACTTCTGTTGTATAAGTAGTTCCGACAAATCTTTCTTTTCTACCATTACAGCCTTGTACACAGCCGGATAATCATTCATTATTTCCGCTTCGTTGATTTCACCAGCTAAAGACATAAGTATTTTTCTGCGTTCGTCAACCTTATATGCCCAGAACAAATTGATATTAGAAAGTAAGAACCAATCGTCATAGTTACATAACGAGTTCAGTTTTTCCTTGAAAGCCGTAACGGAATACGGAACGTCATCGACAAGACGAGCCTGTGTTGTGCCAAGGAACTTTTCTTCTACAGTATTCTCAGCTTTATAGCGTTCTGTCAAGCGACGTTCTATTTTGATATCACGTTCGTCATTGTAATTAATAACAAGCGTTACAGATGTTTCCAGTTTACGTATTACATTGTTGTTCGCATCCAATGTTTGCACAGTCGTATCAGGTCGACTTGTCACACCGAATAGACACCACAGATAGGCATCGTATATTGTAGTTTTGCCTACTTCGTTTCCGCCACTAATAATTACATTGTGCGAAAAATCAATCGTTTTACTCCGCTCTTTTTTGAAGTTTTGCAGAGTCATTGTTTTTAGTTCTATTTTCATTGTTGTAAGATTTTCGACATTAAACTCTTCTTTTTCATTTCTTTAAGGAAATCTTGCATCGGTAAAGGCTGACCTTTTATACCGTGAGTTTGGCAATATTCACGCCATCCATCAATGCCTGTTTTGCCTTTTCGAACGGTTTCTTTCTCACGTTGTTTCCTTTGTTCTTCGTACTCCTCTTGCACATTAGCTCTTTTATTTATTACTTCATTTTCAAAATTGCTTATCGCTTGTAAGAATATCTGACAATTGACCTTTTTGCCAGCGTACAACTTGCCAAATTTTCCTTTAATAAATTTCTCAAAAAAGTATGTAAGCTCTGGCAACGTCAAGTAGTAATAATCGCTACGAATCTGCTTCGCAGTAACTATTATTTGAAAGTCCTCAACATCATCGAAAGCACCACAAAATCTTAAGACATCTATAAGCTGTCCTTTTATCCACTGAACTGTTACTTTGTCGTTGAGTTCTTGGTCGATAGAAAACAAATCCCAATTACTCGCTGTAACGGCTTCGTACAAAGTAGGTATTGTATTCTCCCGTTGACTAATCAATGGGTATTTAGACAAAATTCTACCAAGATTCCTACTTAGAGTTAAGGATGCTTGCTGCTCTCGTTGCGAATTCGATAGCTGTACGGTTTGCGGATTCTTCATATTCATCTATTATTTCGTCTTCCCATCCACGTTGGTTCAAGTACGTAAACGGGTCTTTTTGATATTGCTTGACCGTGATAGAACGAACATAAGCTGGTGTAGCATTTATACAAGCCGTCCTATCCTTTTTAGATAGGCGCAACCATCGTTTCAGACATTTCTCTCTTCCACGCTTTTTGTTGTACATGTTCCACCAACGCTCAAACTCCTCATTTATTTCGATGTCTGTTTGTGGAGGCGTAACCTCGTAACCATTCGCAATTAGCAAATCTATCGCTTGTTGTATCTCCTTTTTCATTTTTCTGCGATTTAGATGTATTCACCGCCCCAAAAACGTGTAATCTCAGAACCTAATATAACACGCTGTCCATTAGAACGTGTGAGACAATTAATAATATTACTCGATACGTATCTATATATTGTTGTGATACTAATATCTAATTTTTGAGCTGCTTCCTTAAGGGTGTATCGCCCCTTAGGTATAACATCGGGTTTCTCATTTGTCATTGATTTTCGCTTTGTTACGGCGCAATATACCATATATCGCAGCCTCAGTTGCATACATGAAATCATCCTTTGTCTTCCGCACAGCTTCTGATTTCTTAAAGCCTTGCCGTACATAAGCATCTACCTTATCGCAGATTGCTTGTTCTTTAGATTTTTGTCCTATTACCATTATTTAACTATATATTTATATATAAATTAATATATTATTAATACCTTTGTTGTGTGAAGTAATATATGATTTTTCACATCACAAAGTTAATAATAATATTTTAGTTACACTAATTTTCTATTAGTATTTTAATATAAATTAATATATTATGAGTCTACTTAAGGATAGAGCACAAAGTGCAGCAAGACATTACAAAATGTCTTTGGTTAAATGGCAAGAAACTCTTGGGCTGAGCGCAGGACATTTTTACAACACGACAACCATTTCGCGCAAAGTTGCGAAAGCTATTGAAGAAATGTATCCTGAAATAAACATTGATTGGCTTGCAACAGGAAAAGGAGAAATGTTACAAGACAAAGAGAATTGTGTCAATATAGACAATTATCTCGTGCCGTTGTTGCCAATAGCAGCACAGGGTGGTACGCCTGATAATTTTGAAAGTCAGGTAGAAAATTATGAATGCGAGAAAATCATTTGCCCGGTTAGAGATGTTAGTCTTGCAATAACGGTCAACGGAGATAGTATGTCACCAGAATATCCGAATGGTTCTAAAGTATTCGTTCAACGTGTCAACGAAAAATCGTTCATTGAATGGGGTTGCACATACGTACTGGACACGGGAAACGGAGCAATCATTAAGAATATCCTGCCAGTCAAAGACGATGATACTAAAATTATATGTCGTTCTGTGAATCCGAACTTTGCGGACTTTATGGTGAATACATCAGAGGTCAGAGGTTGGTATAGGGTACGCTGCTGTATTACCGTTAAGTAGCTTTCTAAACAGCAAAACGTGCAAAAAACGTGCAAGGCATAAAAAAGAGTATTTGTAATACACTGATATTCAACGTAAAAAGAAATTATATGCAGTTATTTCTTAAAT